GGGAGAAGCGGGCAACGTACGCCCAGCGCGCCGCGCTCGGACTTGATGCGGCGGAGGTGCCCCGTGGCGAGTGAGCCGACGCAGGGATGCACGATGTGTGGTTTGCAGTTTAGCCGCGAGTATCCTTCTGACGCGCGCGAGCCGCAGGTGCATCACTGGTCGCATTGCATATACGCGCTGCGCGCCGAACTCGCGCGGGTGGCGGAGACGGTGCGGGATCTGTACGAGCGCATGGACTGTCCCAACTGCCGCACGTCGCCTGACTTCACTTTCTGTGACGACTGCCTCGCCGCACGCGAACGCGCCCATCAACTCACCGCCGCGCTGGCGACGACGGAGGGCGCGACATGACGCCCGATCCATTCATCTATCTCGCGTGCGGCCTGTTCACGCTCATTTGCGCGCTGCTGGTGCGCCGGGTGCGCAACGCCATCGTCGACCACGAGTGTCCAATGATGCTCGGCGTGCTGATGTGCTGCTACCTCATATTTTGGCCCGTCGTGCTGGGGTGGTTGGCATTCTTTTCGGTGCTCCACTACATCGGCACCATCCTGCAGGCCACGGCGCGCGCGCTCAGCGCGATGCGGGAGGATCGATAGTCGTGGCAGATCCGACCCCCATCGATATCGAAAAGCTGATGATCGCGGCACTGCGGCTGTCTGGTGTCGATCGGTACAATCACGCGCACGATGAATCGGTCCGGACAGCACAAGACTATCGCCCTCGCTGTTTTCGCGACTGCCGCTGCTTCGCGTGCCGCGTGTGGCGCGGTATGGCCAAGGCACTGCTGACCGAAGCAATAGTCCGGTTACAGGAAGAGCGTGACTGCGGGAGGCAGTTGTGACCGCTCCGCGCTTCTCCCGCTCGCAACCACTCGCCGCCGGCGCCTGTCTCACCGCCCTTGCGCTGCTCGCGCTGCTCTGGGGTGTTATCGCCCTCGCGATCTTCAACCTCTGGCGGTGGTTCCATGCCTGACCAACCGACCGCGCGTCTCTATCTCCACCATGGCGCCCGCTACCGCATCGTGTGCGCGGCCGGTGCCGTCATCATGAGCACGACATGGGACGAGACCGCCATGGCATTCTTGGTGAACTCGCGTGCGCGCACGCTGATCCCGTTCGACGAGGTCACGCGCATTGCGGAGTTTTGCGACTATCGGCACCCCACCAAAGCGCCGAGGTCCGATCATCAGCTGCGCTGGCATCCGACCGCGTGCTGCTATCTCGACAAGCACGCACCCGCAGACCGGCTGGCCGCGCAACCCAAGCGCCGGCGTTCCGCGCGCACACAGCCGGCCACGCCACGCGCATCGGCGACCACCCCATGGGTGCACCCGTACGCGCGTCGGTCTATTGGCGCGCGTCCCTCATCGCTTTAGCATCCGGTGTGCCAAAAGCGCATTATACGGTGCACCGTATGGCGAGTGACGCCTAGTGACGGACGCCGACACGCCGGAGCCGCCCGAGACATCACCTAGCCCGCCCGCGTCTGCACCGACGCCGGGTGCGACACAAGGTGCATCACCGCGCAAGCTGTCACGCGAGCAAGCAAAGGCGGATGGTGCGCGGAAAGTGCGCCCGAAGCGCAAGAAGGCGAAGAAGCAGACGAGCACCAAGCGGTCATCGCGGAAACGCAAAGTGTCGAAAGCTGCCGCTTCAGGCGCGCCCGCAACAGCGCAGCGCGGACGCGGGCGCCCGCCCAAAACGCCCACCGAGGACCAGCTCAAGCTGGTCCAACTGATGGCCATGATTGGCATGTCGCAGAAGAAGATGTGTGCGCGGCTACAAATCGACGAAGAGACATTCCGTAAGTACGAAGCGGAATATTTCGGCCCCGCGATCGAAAAGGGGGAAGCCGATCTCGAGTTCGAGGTTGGGCGCTCGCTCATCAAGCAGATTCGCGCCGGCAACATGACCGCAAACATCTGGGTGGAGAAGACGCGCTTTGGACGCACGGAGAAGGTGCACACCATCGTGTCGAATCCGGAGGGCGGTCCGGTGGAGTCTCACGTTCACCACTCGGGAGCCGTTGCGATTGGCCTCTTCCTGCCACCGAACGGACGCGACGTCCCCGCGGCCGGGCAGACCTTGCCAGGTGCGTTGATGCTGCCGTCCAACGCGCGCGAAGAACCGACAGCGTGAGCGTGATCGCTGAACCACGGTCGGGCCTTCGCTGATGGCGCGCGGTTATGCGCGCGGCGTGCTCGGTCGCGCGATGCGCCACGGGGAAACCAAGGTCGTGCACGCGCCGGTCGTCACCGATGCGCCGCCGCCACCAAACGCCTACGACGAGAGCGCGCCGCTCGCACCACAGGCCGGGCCGCAGACGCGGTTCCTCTCGTGTCCGGCAGACATCGTGCTGTATGGAGGATCAGCGGGCGGCGGCAAGCTGCTCGCGATCGACACGCCCATCCCGACGACACGCGGGTGGCGCACCATGGGCACTCTCAACGAATCCGATCACGTGTTCGACGAGCAGGGGCGACCGTGTCGCGCGGTGGCGTTCTCGCCGATCGTCAACGATGCGAAGGCGTACCGGCTGACGTTCAGCGACGGCTCCGAGGTGGTCGCGTGTGCGGAGCATTTGTGGCACACGTACACGGCGAAGGATCTCTCACGCATGACGCGCAGCGATCCCGCATGGAGGGCCCGGCGCCGGGAGTCGCGTCCGTCACGGTCCCTCGGGAATTCGTCTGAAGCGTTTCGCGCGATGATCAACGCGCGCAATACGGCGCTTGCATCACGCCTCACAAAGCCGGGCCCCGCGGGAGCGGTCCGCACGACGCAGGCAATCGTCGACACGCTCCGCACGTCGCGCGGTCGCACCAACCACGCGATTCCGGTAGCGAAGCGACTGCGTCTGCCAACGCGCACGCTGGCATTGGATCCATACGTGTTGGGTGCCTGGCTCGGTGATGGGACGGCGGACGGCGGTGAGATCACCACGACCGATCCCGAGATTCTGGATCGCATTCGGCGGGCGGGGTTCCCCGTGCGCGCGCGCAATACATCCGCGCAGACGTTCGGGATTCTGGGGCTCTATCGCTTCCTGCGGTTGCTCAACGTGCGCAACAACAAGCACGTCCCGGACGACTATCTGTGGGCATCGATCCCTCAGCGCCTCGCCCTGTTGCAGGGGCTGATGGACACCGATGGCACGATTCAAGAGGACGGTGGCTGCACCTTCGACAACACCAACCGCCAGCTCGCCGAGTCGGTGTTCCATCTGGTCGCCTCGCTCGGAATGCAGCCGCAGTGGGGCGAGCGTCGCGCGAAGCTTTACGGGCGCGATTGCGGCCCTAGCTACCGCGTCACGTTCACGCCCACGTGCCGTGTGTTCTCGCTCTCCCGCAAACTCGAGCGCATCCGCAAGACGGTGCGGCGCGTCGTGCGGTTCCGCTACATCGTGGACGCCGTGGAAGTGCCACCGGTTCCGATGCGATGCCTCACCGTCGATAGCCCATCACGGCTCTATCTGTGCGGTAACGCGATGATCCCGACGCACAACACCACCGGGCTCGTGATGGAGGGCGCGCGGCATCAACACGTGAAGGGATTCACGGCCGCGTTCTTTCGTCGCAGCTATCCCGAGATCCTCGCGCCGAAGGGCATTTGGGATGAAGCCAAGAAAGTCTATGGCCGTTTAGGCTGGACGATGCGCCTCGGTGATCTCGAATGGGTGACGCCGGCGGGCGGGCGTGTGGTGTTTGCCCATGCGCAGACCGAGGCGGATGTCGAGAAGTGGAAGTCTGCGCAGCTCGCGCTCATCTGCTTTGACCAGCTGGAGACGTTCACAGCACATCAGTTCTGGTATCTGCTATCGCGCAATCGCTCGACGTGCGGTGTCCGACCGTACATCCGCGCGACGTTCAATCCGGAACCCGGTTGGCTCTCCGATTTCCTGCAGTGGTGGTGGGATGCGAAAACTGGCTATCCCATCCCCGAACGCGATGGCGTGATTCGCTACATCGCGCGCATCAATGGTGAGATCCATTGGGGCGCGTCGGCCAGCGAACTCACGGACCGCTTCGGTCCGGAGACGGAACCGCTGTCGGTGACCTTCATTCGCGCCGGGCTCGAAGACAACAAGATCCTGCAAACGCTCGACCCAGGGTATCGCGCAAAGCTGCTCGCGCTGCCCATCGTGGAGCAGGAACGCCTCCTGCGCAGCAACTTCAAGATCGCGCCGAGCGCCGGGAAAGTGTTCCCGCGAGGCAAGTTCATGCTGCTGGAGACGATGCCGACGGATATCATCCGCACGGTGCGCGGCTGGGACAATGCCGCCACAAAAGGTGGTGGCGACTTCTCGAGCGCGGTCAAACTCGGGCAACGATCCAACGGCCGATTCATCATCATGCACCGCTGGCGCGATCGCGTGAATACGGCCGATCGCGAAGACATGATGCATCAGCTGGCGATGCTCGATGGCTACGCGACGGAGATTGCGATCGCACAGGAGCCGGGGTCCTCCGGCAAAGACGTCGTGTTCCACACGATTCGCGGACTCGCCGGCTACACCGTGGTGGCGTATCTCGACACGGGCAGCAAGGTGACGCGCGGGAAGCCGTTCTCTGTCCAGGTGTCCGCGGGCAACGTCGATGTGTTTGTGTGGGACCCTGACGAGGTGGAACAGTATCTCGCGCAGATGGATGCCTTCCCAACCGCATCCGTGCCCGACGACGATGTCGACGCCACGACCAAGGCATTCAAGCACCTGACGCAAGCGCCCGAACTGCAGTCGTGGGGCGAGGAAGATTTCTCGGTCGTGTAATCGTGCCCTTGCGCTTTCGGCACGGCCTCCGATACCGTTTCCCATGCCGACTCCGCCAGCCACGGCGCAGACCTCTCCGCAGCAATCCACCGCCGCCGACGCGATCCTGCGTGGCGGCGCATCGCGCGACGCAAGCGACAGCGACCTTCCGAACTGGCGCGACCCGCTTAGCCGGGCGCACCTATCACTCTGGGAAAAGTGTCGCGACGCGTTCGAGGGGACCGATGCGCTCTTGGCGAACGCGCCCAAGTACCTCCCGAAGCACAAGAAGGAAAAGCCCGAAGACTATCGCATTCGGTGCGAGAACAGCGCCGTCTTCAATGCGTATGGGGCGACGATTGGCGGATTAGTGGGACTGGCGTACGCCAAACCGCCGACGCTCGGCGCCGATGTGCCGCAGAAGCTGCGCGACCACGCGGAGAACATCGACGGGCGCGGCACACCGCTCGCGGTGTTCGCCCGCGATCTCACCGAAGACGGACTGACCGTCGGTGCGACCGGCTTTTGCGTGCTCTATCCGCCACGCCCCGAAGGCGCCACCGCGCGCGATGAGCTGGACGGCGTGCTGCGGCCCTACTGGGTGTCGCTCCGCATCGAAGACGTGCTGTCCTGGCAGTTCACGCAGGTGGGCGCGCAGGAGCGATTGAGTCAACTCGTGTTTCAGGAAGTCGTGCGCGCACGCGCTGGGCGCTTTGGCATCAAGAATGTCACACGCTACCGGGTGTTCACGCAGGATTTGGAGACGCTCGGCCTCAACGCGCCGGTGCTGTACGAAGTTTGGGAGAAGCGCGTCACCGGCGCGGACAGGAAGAAAGAAACGATCGTGATGATCGAAGAGGGCACGCTCGTCAACGCGAAGGGGACCAACTTCTCGCGCATCCCGTACGTGCCGCTCGTCGTCGGGCGCAAGACGTCGCCGCTGACCGGCCGCCCGCCGCTCAAAGATCTGTTGGACCTGATGCTGAAAGGGTTTCGCATCGACAGCGATCGCACGCATTTGATGCACTTGGGCTGCGTGCCGATCCCCGTGCGGAAGGGCTACAAGCCTCCGGTGATCGACGGCAAAGCGCAGCCGGCGGCCGTCGCGGCGTCGAACGTGCTGATGGATCTTCCCGCCGACACGCCGCAGCTGAGTGGCGTGGACTTCAAGTGGGCGGAAATCACTGGGAGCGCGTTCGGGCCAACGAAGGACGAGCTCGAGAAGATCAAGTCCGAGATGGGGGCGCTCGGATTGTCGTTCTTGGCACCGTCCACACGCGCCGCCGAAACGGCCGACGCCCGCCGCCTAGATCAGCGCATTGAGAATGCCTCGCTGTCGTCGACCATGACCGTGATCGACAGCGGCATCGAGGAAGGGCTCATCCTGCACGCCGAGTATGAAGGCGTCGACGTCGAGCAGAATGACGAGAAGTCCGGCGGAAGCTTCTCCACCAATCGCGACTTTGAGCGCATGGTGCTCGGCGCCGACATGCTCAAGGTCTACAGCGACATGGTCCTGCAAGATCAGCTCACGCTCGAAACGCTCTATCAGATCATGGAGCGGGGCCGCGTGCTGCCGGATGGGTTCGACGCCGAAGAAGAGATTCGCCAATTGACGCTGCTGGCCACCGATCGCGCGAGCCTCGCGCCAGATCTGACAGCCGGTGCGGACCCGATGCGGCAAGACGGTACGGGTGATGGATCGGCAGGCGCGGATGGCACACAAGGCGCGCCAAACACACAAGGCGCGCCAAACACACAAGGCGCGGGAACCACACAAGGCGACGGACCGCCACGCGACGCCACACGAGCCGCCGCGTAACGCGGCGGCGTAGCGAGGCATCGTAGCGCGCCGCTATGGCCACCTATACCATCCCCCCGCTCGGCCCCGGCTGGCAACTCGCCGCGCTCATTGCCCGCTATCGCTTCGCGCTCTCACTGGAGCGTGAAGTCATCGGCATTCTCGAAGACGCGTATCGGCAGATCGCGGAAGATATCCGCCGGGGTCCGCCATTGTCGCGCACCGAGCGCCGCGCGATCGAAGATCGATTTCTGGAGATTCGGAAACTCCTGGCCGAAGCGTACGGCACCGCGCACGGTCGCGTCTCGCCAGTGCTGCGAGACTATGCCGCACTCGAAGCGGAGCTCTCAGCGCGCCAGGCTGAGGCGATGCGCGCGGTCACCGCGGCGATGCGTGCCACGTCCACCACCGAACTCGCCACGACCATCGGCGGCGCGGCCGGTGGCGTCAGCGCCGTGATCCAAGGCGTTCCGCGGCAACTGGTGGTCTCGAGTGCGCGCCTTGCGGAGATCGTCGAACAGATCGACGTGGGCGGCATCGGCTTTGGCGCGTGGTGGGATCGCGCGCGCGATGATGGGATTCTGCGCGTCCGCCGCATGATTCAGACCGGCATCGTGCGCGGACTCAACCCGACGCAGATCGCGAGTACCATTTGGTCGCAGCGCAATCTTGGAGGCCCGAACGCGTGGCGTCAATCGCGGACCGTGCTCTCAACGGCGGTGCGAACCGTGGTCACGGCGGTGCAGAGCGAGGCGGCGCTCACCGCGGAGCAATCGTTCCGCGATGTGATCGGCTGGTATGAATTCCAAGCCGTGATCGATAGCCGCACATCCGACATCTGTCGGCCGCTCGACGGCACGCGATATCGTCCAGGCGATCCCAAGATGCCCGTGCCCCCGCTTCATCCGCATTGCCGATCCGCGCTGGTGCCCATCCCGGATATTCCGGGCATCGACAGCACGGGCTCACCACGCACTACGTACGACGCCTGGCTCCGCCAACAGTCGCCGGCGACACAGAACGCGATTCTCGGCAACGGCATCGCGGAGCACTACCGCGCTGGCAAGACGACGCTGAGTGATCTGCTCTCAGTCGATCGACGTCCGCTCTCGCTCGCGCAGCTGCGGCGCGCGCTCCACAGTGCCGACCCCGCGAGTTACGCCGCGTGGATCGGATCATTGCCCGATGCTGCGCAGAATGCAGTGCTCGGGAAAGCGCTGGCGACACGGTTTCGGAGTGGCGCGGCCCCGCTCGCGGATTTGCTCGCCGCGTCCGCGCGGGCGGGTGTGGTGACCACGACGGACTGACCGTCGTGTCCGCTGCCCTTGCGCTTGTGGCACGTTCGCCTATACCGTATTGCCGTTCCGCGGCGGGATGCCCGGAATCGATTGTGCACGCGGGATGCGTGCCCGGTCGTCCCCCAACACGTCGGAGTGTATGCCAGACATCGTCCTGAATCCCGTCGTCGACACGATCGACGCGGTGCCGGAACCGTTTCGCGACAACTACGAGGAACGTGACGGCAAGTTCGTGCTGTCGAAGCCGATCAAGATTGAGGATGTGGGTGGGCTCAAGGGCGCACTCGATGGCGAGCGGAAGACGTTGCGTGAACTGCGCGATCAGCTCGGCAAGTACAAGGATTTGCCATCCGATGTGCAAGATCGCCTGAAGAAGCTGGAAGAGGTGGAACAGCGCGAGGCGGAACGGAAGGGTGAGTATCAGACGCTCATCACGAAGAACGCCGAGAAGCACCAGGCGGAGATCAAGGCGCGCGAGGATCGCATCAACACGTTGCAGACCACGCTCACCAACTCGCTTCGCTCCAATGCCGTCACGCTCGCGATCAACGCGGCTGGCGGGAATGTGGAAGGGCTACTCCCGCACGTGTTGCCGAAGGTGGTCGCGGTGGAAGATCCGAACAAGCCGGGCGAGTTCACGATTGCGGTGGTCGATCCGAAAGATCCGACGAAAGAGCGGATCGGGCCGAAAGGCCAACCGATGACGATCGAAGACTTGGTGCTGGAGACGCGCGAGCATCCCGTGCTGTCGAAGTTGTTTGAGGCGAAGCCCACGAGCGGCAGTGGTGGCTCGGGCACGCGGTTCGGGATCGGACAGCCGCGCATCGTTAAGCTGACAGCGGAGGAGGCGAAAGATCCGGCGCGGTATCGCCAACTCAAGGAGCAGAAGGCGAAGGGCGAGATTGACGGCGTGATGGACGCCAACGGGCGTCGCATCATCTAGTAACGAGTCGGGTGGTCATGCAGGCATAGAGTGTAGGCGTCGCACGCAGTCGCAGGACCGCAGTGTTGGCAGGCTGTTCCTATCGATCGTGTTGCGGGATGCACACGATCGCCACGTCGGAGATCATGCTCCGCGTGCTGCGCGTGGGGCGCGCACCAGTTCCCGGCTGTCCGAGCCTCGCTCGGCGGCCCCGATCGGTGCGCGCCCCTTCGTGTGTTCGGGCCAGCGCACCTCACCACTTCTGTGAGGATCGCCAGCGATGGCTACGAATACCTACGGCTCGTACAACGAGACGTTCTTTGCGCAGGAGGCGTTGCCCCTGTTGGAGAACGCCCTCGGTCTCGCGGGTCGCGTCTACCGCGAGTTTGAGAAGGACACGAAGGAACAGGGCGATACGACCACGATTCGGAAGCCCAGCGTCTTCACGGCGCAGTCCGCGCCGAGCAACGCGCAGGATCTGAATACGAGCAAGGTCGCGCTCGTCATGAGTGAGTGGGATGAAGTGAAGTTCGAGATCACTGACAAGGATCGCGCGCTCACGAGCGACAAGATCATCTCGGACCACATCCGCCCCGCGGCCTACGCACTGGCGAACAAAGTGGACCAGAAGCTCGCGACGCTCATCACGCGCGTGCCGTGGTACACCCAGCTGAGCGGCACCTTCGACATCAAGGACTTGGCGAAGGCCACCCAGGTGCTGTTCCAGAACGGTGTGCCGCTTGACGACACGTCGATGGTCCACGGCATGGTGGACGGCAACTTGAAGACGGAAATCCTCGCCTACATGGCCGGTAAGAACATCACCGGCTCGCATGTCGAGACCTTCCGTCGCGGCGCGCTGTCTGAGCTGATGGGCGTCAACTGGTTTGCGAACCAGAACACGCCGACGTTCACGTCGAACACGTTGTCGGACGGTGTCGGTGCGCTGACGGCCAACGCGGCGATCAATGCCACGACCATCGCTATCGGGTCGATCGATGCGACCGGTACGGTCGTCAAAGGTGACACGTTCAGCATCGCGGGCCTGACGCAGCGCTTCACCGTCACCGCCAACGCCACGGCGTCGGGTGGTGCGATCGCGGCACTGACGTTTGAACCGGCGCTGCCGGCCGCAGTGCTCTCGGGTGCGGTGGTGACATTCCACACGCTCGCTGCCGCCAAGGCCGCGAACGTCGTGTTCCATCGCAACTTCGCCGCGCTCAAGTTCGCGCCACTGCCGGATGACATGCCGGGCGTGAACGTGAGCACGATCAGCGATCCGGATCTCGGCATCTCGGTGCGTGCCCGCATCTTCTACGAGGGCAACAACTCCAAGATGTTCGTCGCGCTGGACTGCCTGTACGGCTACCAGCTGCTCGATCCGAACATGGCCACGCGCGTCTACGCCAACTAAGGCGAACGGATAGCGCGTCGCGCTGCTCTGCACCGCCCCGCGCGGTCACGTCGTCCATCGAGCCCGGAACCTCGATGTGCATGGCGTGGCCGTGTCGGCGGGTGGTGCCTCCCCCCTCTTGGAGTTGACCGATGGCTGAAGCCACGAAGCCCACTATTCGGCTCTGGATCCCGAAGTTCAATCAGGTGTGCGATGTCAACGCGGATGACGCGGAGATGTTTCGCGCGCAGTACAACGCGATCGATGAAGCGGCGTATCTGAACCCGCCGAAGTCGACAAAGCCGAAGGGCAATCCGTTCAAGAAGAACGAGACGCCCGTGGTTGAAACGACCGACACCACCAGTGGTGATGCGCCCGCCACCACCACGACGGTGAGCGACGCGCCCGCCGCTGACGCGACCGTGTCCAACGCGACCGTGTAAGCCCACAGCGCGCCGATGCCCGTCACACTCACGTCCACGCCCGGCGATGCTGCGGCGAATAGCTACGTCTCGCTTGAAGAGGCCGTGGCGTACTTCGCGACGCGTCTCTATGTCGACGCGTGGACAAACGCTGCAGATGATGAGGTGCGTCGGCGCGCGCTCATCATGGCCACGCAGCGGCTGGAGTCGCTGCCGTGGGACGGCTATCGCAGCACCAGTGCGCAGCGGCTCCAGTGGCCGCGCAGTGGGTGCATGGACCGTGATGGCTATGCCATCGCCTTCAACGCGATCCCGGAAGATGTGCGCCTCGCGTGCTGTGAAGAGGCGCTCGACTTGCTTGCCAAGGGCAGCGATCCTGGCGCCGTCGATGCGCTCGCCAACTTTGCGAGTCTCAAGGTCGGCCCGATCGCGCTGGCGCTGCGCGAGACGGCACCGCGGACCGCGAACGAACGTCGTGCGATCGTGTGGGAGATGCTGGAGCCATATCTCCAGTCCTCGTCTGCCTTCGATCGGGGCTGAGGATGACGCTCCGCGATAGTCTCGCGCTGGCGCTCCAAACCGCACTGACGCCCATCGTCAAAGACTTGGGATGTCGGTGCACGGTGTATCGCCCCACGGCGAGCACCGGCCTCGATGCGAGTACCACGCGCGCGTACGCCGCAGATGGGGCGTGGTCGAACGTGTCGGTGATCTTTGTGCCGGTCACGAACGACGCGGGCGCCAATGCGACCGTTGCCATCGCGAAGCCATTCGGTGTCCGCTCGAGTGCCAAGTCCACGATCACCTTTCTGCGAACGGCGGCCGGGCTCCCGACCATCGTGACGCACGATGGATTCAAGATCCTGGATGGCCCGTACGCGGGCTTTACGTGGCTTGCGGAAGCGGATGGCGTGATCGATCCCGTCGGCGCCACCATGGCCGTGACGGTGATTGCGGCGCCGGCGGGGAATATTTCATGAGCCTGCGCTCTGAGTCCGGTCGCCCGCCTGAGCGCGCCCTCGCCGAGTTCGCGAACAGCGTGCGCTCGCGCGCGCCCAAGGCCATTTACGGCACCGCCGTCATGCTCAAGAACGCGATTCAGACCAAGCTCTCACAACCGGGGTTGGGTCGCTACTACGCGAAGATGGCGCAGACGGCCGGCGAGATGGGACCGCACACCTCCGCCCAAAGCGATGCCCATCGGCGTCGGCGGGCGAAGAACCGGCGGCTGAATGCGACGCGCTTGGCGTTCGCGCGCAATCTGAATAGCGGCTCCATCAAGTTCGGCGACATCAAACGCAAGAACATCATCACGGGGCTGCACCGTGCGTCCAAGCCGGGCGATCCACCGTCGCAGGATACCGGCACGCTCAAACGGTCGGCATTCATCGAACGCATCGAACATGGTGTGCGCGTCGGGGTCGCGGTCGCGTATGCGCCGGCGTTGGAGTTTGGCACGACCCAGGCAGGCAAGTCCCGCAAGGTCGTGATCCTCCCGCGTCCGTTCATGCGGCCCGCACTCGCGTCCGTGCGGAGCGCGCTCGGCCCCGTTTTCGTGCACAGCCTGTCTGTCTCGCGTGGGAGCGGCGCGTGACGACGGTAGATCGCGTGCAACAGTGGCGCGAAGCCACGGTCTACATCGTGAATGCGGATAGCGAGCTCCGCACGCTCTGCGGACGCACGTCTCTGCTCATCGTGCCCTGGGACAACCTCGACTTGGACGGCGATCTCCCGGTGATCGCGTATCAGGCTGTCGCGTCGGGCCCGCAGAGCTATTTCGTCGATCGCATTCGCGCGCAGTTCAGCGTGTTTGGTCCGCTCGAAGCGACGTGCAACACGATTTGCGCACGCTTGGAAAAGCTGCTCCGCAATCCCGCGTACACCGCGCGCGGATTGGACGTCGGACGCGACGGCGCGTCCCCACCCGATCGGCAATGGCCTGGCGCCGATCCTCGGCAGGACGATGCAGCGGTCGCTCGCGCTGACATCGACATCACGTTCCTCATCGCCGGCTGAGCCGGTTCCTAGGAGACTGCAATGGGCGTTCTCGACAAAGCCTTTGATGTAGTCACCGGCCTCCATCTGATGATGGACACGCCGAGTGGCGGTGGTAGCACCACGCTGTCGGCCGCGGCCGCGGCGAATGCGTCGTCGTTCTCGATCACGTCGGCGACCAACTTCGCGATTGGCGATGACATTCGCGTCGGCACCGGTGAAACGCTGGAAGAGGTGCGCATCTCCAATCTGGTGTCCACCACGGTCACGCCGCTCAAGCCCTTGCAGTTCGATCACGCGAGCGGTGAAGCGGTCGTGGAGCGGTCGGCGATCAGCCTGGGCGTGCCGGAAGCGGATGGCGTCAAGTTGAACATCCCGGCCGAACTCTCGGACGCGTTCAACGCGATTCAGCGCACGGCGTACGGCACGCTCGTGGGCTATGTGGATCTGGGCATCTCGTGGCGCTTCATGGCGATCACGGCCGACATCATCGCGTATGCGCTGGGCTTGCCGCGCTCCGCGGTGCTCGGCGATGGCACGGCCGCGATTCAGACGGGCACGGTCGGCCCGCGCCTCTTCACGACCGACGGTCTGCTCATGAACACGCTGCTCAACACGAGCGTGATCGTCACGGGCGCGCTGCAGGATGGCAGTGTGGTGAAGGCGACTATGCAAAACGTGTCGTTCGACCCGACCGGGCTCACCACGACGCTCTCGCGCGGCCAGCTCGCGACGGTTCCGGTGAAGCTGATGGCGTCCAGTGGTACGCTCGACTTCACCAACACGGCGTTTACCCCGGCGAGCATCGTGGTCACCAACGCCTCGAGTTCCGCGGATCTCTTTTCCGAGATCACGGGCGTCTCGACGCTGACGGACTCCGGCACGGCCACGACGCTGAGTGGCGCCGTCTCTGCCGGCGCGTACTCCGTGTCGGTCGTGTCGGCGGCTGGCATCGTCGCGGGCAACTGGGTGCGCGTGAACAACGAATGGCACCTGATTCACAGTGTCGTGTCCACGACACTCAACTTCCGCACGCAAGTGCAGGCCGCGCAGGCGAGCGGTGCGGCTGTCGTGTTGCAGACGGTCACGAGCATCGCCGGTGTGACCGGTGGCTTCACGTTCGCGGTCAGCGGCTCAGCCACGAACCAGCGCGTGGAAACCTCGCGCGTCACGCTGCGCACGCGCCTCTCCAACGCGGCGCCGTCGTTCGCGTTCAAGACGAACAACCTCCGCCCCGAGATCATGCAGTTGGCGCTCGGGATGCCGTCGTCGGCGTACGCCAATAGCGTGCTGCCGCTCGGCAACAAGATCGCGACGAGCTTGCGCGCCACGCTCCTGTTCCAAGGGCTGACGCAGGGCGGCAAGACGATCACCATGTGCGGCTGGAACGGCGCCGCGCAAATCAACACGGAACTCAACATGACGCAGGCGGCCGAGCTGCAGGCGTCCATCGGCTACAAGCCGACGACGCTCCAGGTGTTCGTCAACACCTGAGTGCGCGTCGCGAATGAGTGGAGCGACTTGTGACGTCGCGTGATTCGGGGGAACCGCGTCGACGTCGCCGCGCGTCGTCGCCCGGCCCATCGGTGCAAGCCGATGTGGTCGGGCGCGACGTGTTGGACGCGCGCTGCGCGATCTTGGAGCAAAGCGTGCGGCAATCGGGCGTGGCTACCGCCGCGCAGATTGACGCGGTGCGCCCTGGCGGTGCGGAGAATCTCGACCGCTCCGCGATGGGCGCGTTGTTCTTCTTTGGCGCCCTCTCGCGGTGGCACGCGCAAGGGCCGCAGCAGCCGCACGGCAAAGCGTCCATGCGCTGGTCACCGTCAGAGATTCGCGACATTCAAGACGCGTTGGCCGCGACGCCGATTCCCGTCCCGTTGGAGTGCGCGCCGGATAAGTCGGTCTTCCCGAAGGGCGAGTTCGCGATCCGCCGACTGGAAGAAATTGACCATGCCCTCGGGTGGCTCGCGGTGCGTCGGGTGGCCGCTGAATACGAGCTGGAAGAGAACGCAACGCCGGCCGCGCTGGAAGCCATCCGCCTCTGTGACGAGGCGATTGCGCAATTGTCGCGTGAGTTCATCTGGATTCTGACGCATCCCGGTGCCGATGTCCCGTGGGCGGACAATGGCGAGTGGGAGCATCAGCCGCCGAAGTGGACCCGCGCCGCGACGACCTTCGACTTCATCGCGGTGCAACGCGCGCACCGGGAGGTGAACTCCAGTCGTGCCGAAGCGTGCTCCGCGCGCCTCCGCCATCTGGCAAAGACGGAAGACTCCATGCCGATGGAAGCGTTCACCGGTCTCATGGCGAACGAGCTGGCCGTCCAGCCGCGAGAGCTCGTGCGCAAGTGGTCGCGCGGCGAGTTGTTTGTGCAGGCGCTGCTCAAGGCCGATGCGCATCAGCGCGCGGTCGACGCGGCTGAGCGGAAGTAGCCTCCATGGGCGACACGCGCCTCGACCGGCTCTATTACGAAATCGATGCTCGCACCACGGGCTTTGAAGACAAGATAGAGAAGGGTAAGAAGACCGTCAGCGACTTCGCGAGCTTCATCGAAAAGAAGCCGGTGGTGGCGGTTGGGGCGTTCGCGGCCGCGATGGTCTCGCTCGCGGCGGTGGCCACGCGTATGGCGTCCGACGTGGATACCGCCATGCGTCGATTGCGAGCGTCGATCGCCGATCCGACGACCGATCTCACCGCGTTGCGCACCGAGATTGCGCAACTCTCCGTGATCACGCCGCGCTCTCAGGTAGAGCTGGCTGAGTTGGCCGATACCATAGCTAGCCTGGGTGAGCATGATCCGCGCCAGATTGGCGAGGACATGAAGGTGCTCACGCTGGCGGCCGATGCGCTCGGCAAAACCGACGTGAAGCCTCTCGCCGATGGATTGGATCAGATCCAAGACGGATTTGGGCTGACCGCGTCGGAAGCACGTAAGGCGTTCGTGCAGATCGTCGCGATCACGAAGGGCAAGATTCAGTTCGACGATCTTGCGGCGACGCTCGGGAAGGCCGGCACCAAGCTGGCCTCATTCAACGTGGACGCCGTGCAGGCTGCGCACGCCATGGCCACGCTGATCGATGCGGGCATCAATTCGCGGCAGATTACCACCGGCGTCGTCGAAATCCTCGTCAAGGCGTCAGAGGCGCGCCGTGCCGCCCTGAAGGCAGCGGACAGCAATTCGGAGGGCGATGCTAGGGCGCTGAACATCTTCGCCAACACGGTTAATGCGACGACGGTGCAATCCCGTGGTCTCATTGGCGCGCTCGGGGATCTCTACCGGGCGTTTAACGGCAACCGCGCGCTCTTCGACCAAGCTGGCTTAAGCGCCAATGACTATCAGGTCGCCCAGAAGGCGGCGGCGGCGAGCACGAAAGACGCGAAGTCCGAGGCGGATTCGTACGAAGACTCGCTACGGAAGCTGACGATCTCTGCGAAGCTCAATCGGGAGTCGGCGGGCGCGCTGGCGGCCGTGATCAAGAATGAACTCTCCGCCGTACTGATCGATCTCGGCAACACGATCCTGCCAACGGTCATCACGGTGTTGAAGGGCTTCGAGTTGTTGCTGTCGTCCACGAAGCGCGCCGCGCGTGACGCGCAGCGCGAGTTCAGCGGTCTCGGAGACGCGCTCACGAACTATGACGCGGCCGAAATCGACAAGCGCACGCAGGCCCAGCAGAAGATCCTTAACTTCGCCAAGAGCCAAGCGGGCCGCATCGCGGACAATCCGGAATTGGTGAAGTCGTTCTCTCCGGATCAACTCAACCAAGCGTATGCGGCGCTCGCAAAGCAACTGCAAGCGGTTGACTCGAACAAGATCTTCAACCCTGGCAAGCTGAAGGAAATCACGGCGGCCATGCAGGCGCTCGCGAAGGAAGGCTTCGAGCGCATGGACAGCGCAGCGGCGAAGTCTGGCACCAGCGTCCAAAAGGCTGGAGAAGCGTTTACCAACACTGGCGCAAAGGGCGCTGAGCTCAAGCAGAAGCTCGCCGAGCTGCACCAGCAAATGCAGGACTTCGTGGCCACCGTCGACGAAGCAGACGATCCCATGAAGGGGTTTGAGGATCGCGCGCGCTCGCTCCGGGAAGCCGTCAACAAACTGGTGGCGAGCCTCAAACCCGCCGACCAAGCCGCGGCACGGGCGGGCTTTGCGGCGGAACTCGATGCGATCGCCGAGGCGGGCGACCGTCTGCGCGCGAAGAAAATCGAAGAGCTCGTGCAGTCGTTACAGGCGACGATCGTTGAATCGACGGGCGGCGCGATCGCGAGAATCAATGCGCAGTACGACGCATTCGAGCGTGATGCGCGCAAGAAGATCGCCACGCTACGCGCGCTGGCGGATGCGCAGCGTGAGACGGACCCGAGCGGAGCCGCGGCCACGGCGAAGCAAGCCGATGCGCTGGAGAAATCGCTGTTGCCGGCGCTCGAGAAGCAACGCACTGCGTTGCTTACGATCGAGGATCTGAACAAGGACTACGCGAGTCAGATCCAGACGGTCGAAACCTTCGGCAAGACGGCCGACGCTAGCTTCACGGGCGCGGCCGTGTCGGTGGCGGATTACCGCTTCGCGATCGCGCGCATGAAGGAAGATGAGCGCCTCTTGCAGGCGATCGTCGATGACATCACGCTCTCCACGAACACGCGCGCTGATGCGGAGCGGGCGCTCAAAGAAGCGATCGAGCGGCGCAAAAAGGCCGAGGGCGATGGCAACGCTTCAGGCTCCACGGTGCCGCGCGAAGACGTCTCGGTCGTCGCGCAGATCGGTTCGGGTTTGCAAGCGGCCGCGCTCAACGCGATCACCCTGGCCAACGCGTTCGGCTTTGGTAGCGACAAACTGGGCTCCATGCTGGGCAAGGTCGCCGCGCTGGGCAAATCGCTTGCGGACATCTCTAGCGTCCTTGCACAGCTGAGTAAGTCAGGGAACTCCGGCAGCGGCAGCAACGCCGGGAGTGGGCTGAGCTCCATCGCCTCCGGTATTGGACAGATGGTGCCCGTGATTGGCATTCTCGTTGGCGTGGTCAGCCTGGCTGGTGATGCCGTTGACGCGTTTGGTACGAAGGCCAGAAAGCGAGCGAAAGAGCTGGCGGCGCTCGCGGACCAGTTCAACGAATCCCTTCGCAAGTTCGGACAAGGGATCGCCGATGATGCGAAGCCCCAGTGGCAGCGCGAGCGTGATGCGGTAGCGGAGGAGATCGGGCGCCTCATCCAAGCGGCGGGCAAAGCGGCGGGATACGAGTACGCCAACGGGCTCACGATGAGCGCGGCGGGCCTCAACGAGTGGATTCGGCAACTCGACAAACAGATCGCTGATACCTTGCAGAATGCGGCTGCGACGGGTGATGGCTTGGAGTTCGCGAAGGCGGTCCTGTTCGTCGAACCACTGCGCCGCCTGGTAGATGGCCTGAAGGCCATTGCGCCAATTGCCGAAGAAGCCGAGGCGGCGCTCCGGAAAGAGCGAGAGGAGAAACTCGCGGCGCTGACGGACGATCTGAACGTCCGGCGCTTGCGCGCGCAGGGGTACACGGCGGAAGCGGACGCAGCGCAGCGTCATTTGCAATACCAGAAAGAGATCAAAGACGCTGAGGACCAGTTTACCGGTACAGAAGGGCTGGTGGAGTACTTGCGCGCGCTGCGTGAAGTGCAGGCCGCAGAGGAAGCCGCTGCGGTGGCTGCCGCTGCGCTATCCAAGTCGCTCAAAGAAACGAACGATCGCATCGCGATTCTCGGGCTCCAAGGCAACGAGGCGCTCAAGGCGTTGGTCGATGCGTACACCACGCAATTCACGCAGCTCGGCGGATTGCTCGACGGCATCGATGTCACGGCCGAGGGCGGGCTTGATGCGCTGAAGACGCGCATCCGCGGGATCTTTGAATCGCTCTCGGCGGATGGCATCACCGCCGATGAGCAGCAGATCATCGACGCGCTGATGGCCATCCTGGGCGCGGCGGAAAGCGCCGCGAGCGGTCTGGAAACGTTCGCTACGCGCACCAGCAAGGCACTCAACGCGCTCAACACCGACAACGACATCCTGGGCGGTAACGCCGCGGAGAAGTTTGGTCGGTTGAAGAAAGTTGCGTCTGGATTGAGTGATGATCTCGCGGGCATCCTCTCCGGGATCGATCTCACGAGCGCGGCCGGCGTCGATGCCGCAAAGCAGAAGCTGCGCGATCTCTATGTGTCGTTGGCCGCTGACGGAATCAGCGAGAGCGAACAGCCGATCGTCGATCTGATTCGGCAGATACTGGGCAGCATAGGCGATGTGGTGGACGAAGCCACATCCAACAGCGAGAAGGCACGTCAGCGACTCCGCGATACGGCGTCGCAAGACATCGCGCTTAACGACTCGACCGGCGCCGATGCCTTTAAGCGCACGCTGGAGGGATACGGCGACGCGTTTCAGAAGCTGCTCGGCAGCTTCGACGTGACGACACTGGACGGCGTCGAGGGCGCGACTGGGGCGCTCAAGACGTTGCTGCAGGGCGTGCGTGACGGGACCGTCGATCTCTCCGCGTTTGCGGGCATGACGCAGGATGAAGTGATCGCCGCGATTCTCGAATTGGATAGCTCACTCGATGGGCTGGGCCAGAACGCGCAGGATGCCGCGAAGGCGCTCCTCGAAGCCGCGGCCGCGCAGAAGGATTTCACAGATTCGGTGACGGATGACTATCTCCGTACTACGGGCAAGAATCGCGAAGCCGATATCGCCGCGTTGCAGCGCGACATCGAAACCAAGATCGCGCGCGCCAAAGAACTCAATCTTTCCGACGCGATCATCCAGCAGATCATCGCGACGGGCAAGATCAAGCTCAAAGCGCTGAACGACAAATACGATCAGCAAGCGGTGCAGGACGCTCTCAAAGCGTATGACACCACGTCGTCAGCGGTTCCCGACACCAAGAAGTCGGAGTTTATCGCCAGCGCGGTGACGCAGATTTCGGGACAGCAGGCGCTCACCATCACCGACTATCTCGCGTCCGCGCTCGTGGAACAGCGTGGCGCGCGCATCGGGATTGAACGGATGGTGGCGTTGTTGGGCGGCGGCGCATTGGCGGGCTTGCCCCCCGTCAACATTCCGGCGTTGCCGCCTGGCATCACAGGTGGCAATGCGCCGGGTGGGTCCAGCGGCGGTATCGTCCTGATCGTCAACTTCAACGGCCCACTGACCGGGATCACGCCCGCAGAAGCCGCGGACCAGTTCGTCCAGCAGGCGGGCCCAGCGCTCGATGCGTATCTGGCGCGCGCCGCCGGCATTCAGGCGAAGGTCGCCGGGAAGACGCTGTCGTGATCCAGCCATTGCTGCAGGTGACGGCGGGATTCGCGACAGGCGCCGTACGCGACACGCTCCAGGTGTTGAGCGCGACAACCACCGAGCAAGTCGACAACACGGACAGCGCGTCGTTCCGTATTGCGTTGCCGACGCGCGTCGCCATCAGCGTCCGCACGCCGCTCCGATTCTTGGGGACCGATGGCATCACGCGCGAATATCGCGTGAGCACGCTCTCGGGTGACCCGTTCGGCAACTGGCTCGATATCGAATGCGCCCCGCCGCACTTCGACCTCGCAACGGCCGGCTGGGTCACGCAGACGGTGAACGGCACCACATACACGACCATCGCCGCGACCCTCAGCGTTGCGCAGTGGATCACCTCGTACGTGTTGACGAATCTGTCGGCCGATGGCCTCGCGTGGCTCGATACCGTGCTGGGCCCCATCGAGAGCGCGCAGCTTGTGACGCTCTCGTTCGCGCAGTGGAGCCGCGGCCAGTTGCTGCGCGCGCTGTGTGACGCGACCGGTCTCGAGTTGGTGTTGTATCAGCCGTCGCCGGGGGCCTTGTATCGCATCGCGATGCTGGCGGAGCGCGGCAGCGATGTGAACGCCATCCGTGTGGCGCAGTCGGGCGCACTGCTCAAGCTGGCCGACAAGAAGACCGATGAAGGGCTGGCGACGGTCGTGATTCCGACGGGGGCGGTGCCCGACGGCGGCACGGAACCCGCGTCGATCGGCAACCACGTGTTCACCGTGGGCAGCATCGCCTCGGGCTGGGTCGTGCTGAACGATCCGACATCGACCGCGCAGCCGATTGCGTTCGACGACATGGCGAATACGTGGTACCTGCAATTCATCAGCGGGACCACGGTGATCCGACGCGCCATCAGCGACAGCCGCGCGAGTGATGGCGCGGTGTTGCTGTCGGACACGTCCAGCCTCGTGGTGGGCGCAAACGTGACGCTGGTGGCGGATAGCGCCGGCTCGCCGGTCACGTCGCTGAGTAAGCCGGATGCGGTGACGCAATTCGGTCGCGTCGTGGCGCCGCTGTCCGTGAGCTCCATGCGCGGCGAAGCCAACCGCGTCGCGAATGCGAACTTTGCCATGGGCGCCGCGCGGTGGAGTGCGCCCGGCATCGGGTGGTTGGAACCCTACCCCACCGATGAAGTCACCGATCTCGTCGCGGCCGCGAATGGCGCGACGTCTGGCGGATCGACCACGCTCCCGATTGACGGGCTCGCGAGTGGCAAGGCGATTCGGAAGGGCGAGCGCTTGGAAGTCGGCGAAGTCGTGCTGGCCACGACGAACGGCACGAAGACGATTCCGTCCAGCCTCAACGTCACGGCCTCGCTCTCTGGCACGCTCGCGCAGAATGTCGCGAACGGCGCGCAGCTGACCGAGTATGTCGCCGGTGTCGCCACGGGCCGGGTGTTTGCCGCCAACGGTGCGCAATCGGCCGGTGCGTCGACGCTCGCACTCACCGCGCCGAATGGCACGCGCAAGCTGTTGAACGGCGATCAGCTGCGCTTCATCACGGGAGGCGCGTATGCGGGCGTGAGTGACAGCTACACCTACGCGCATGTGTTCGTCGGCGATGAGACGTGGTCGTTTACCATGAACCTCGCCCAGCCGCTCTACGCGACGACTGCCAACGAACAACTGCCGCAGTCGCCAGCGATCGCCGCCGGGCAAACGGTCACGCTGCAGTATTACTACGGGCCCAGCGGCACGACCGGCCTCGGCGTGTTCACGCTGACGGCCGACTATCACGCGAATGACACCTCGATCGCGCTGAGCTTTGCCGGATGGGATGCGCTGTGGATGTACTTCGGTCCGGCGTCGTTGGTGTTTGCCACGGTGAGCGCCACCGTGACGAAGAGCGTCACCAATAGCGATACGGAGTGGCCAGACAACAAACAGATCGCCGTGACGTGGAGCGGCTCGCTCGCGATCTCGAACATCTGGCGCACCGAGTGGCTGGACGCGTCGGGCAACTTGCTCGGGACGCTCTCGGCCACGGGCACCGTGAGCGGCACGGGGCACACCTACCAGAACGACACCGCCTATCAGCTCCTCTCGGGCGCGGTGTTCAAATCGCAGCCACAGACGCTCTACGCGCAGGCGACGGTGAACGCGAACACCGCCGGGCAAGCGACCGTGAATGTTGGCTCCGTCGCGACCTCGATTCTCGATAACGCGGTCGTGCGCATCGTGCGCAACGTCTACGGCTGGCCCGACCAGGGGAGCGGCAGCACCACGCTGCTGCGCTCGTCTGTCGGCGGATGGATCTCTGATGATGCCGTGGTCATCGTACCGGCCGGATCGTCGCGAACCGTATGGGCGCACTTCGCCGGAGTGCTCTGGAGTTCGCAGGCACCGTCCGGCGCGTACAGTGCGACGATCACGCTCAGTGTGAAGAACGCGGCCACGAATGCGACCTTAGGCACCGTCACGAGCGATACGCTGACGCTCAGTGTGCCCGCCGGTCAGACGCGCCCCACCCCGATCGCGTTCGTGGTGAAGGTGCAGATCGAATTGACCGCGACCACGCGCCTGCGACTCGATGTCTCATCGACCGCCAACTTCTCGCTCAACGCGTACGGCTATGCGATGGCCTCGTACGCGATGATCACCGAAGGCACCGACCCGAACGTCCCGTTCACGGCGTCCAGTCACGCGAACGTCGGTTGGCAGGCGGGGGTGCGCTATTTGAACGTTTATGCGCGCGAAGTGCGGAGCGTGTCGTGCACGATGGCGCAGCTCGCGGACATCGTCGGCGCGCAGATCGCGGCGCGGCGCGTGGCGTGTGGCGTGCGCCTGACGCTCGCAGATATTGGCGAAGCGCTGCGCGTGATGGCCTACACTCGCGTCCACCTGAACCCGCACCAATCGTCTATGCTCTTGGAAACGTTGCGCCGCACGGCGGCCAAGTTGCTGGGCACCGGCAGTGCCAGCGTGAGCGGCGGCTCGGGCTCCACTTCGAGCGTCACGGGGGGCTCTGGCTCTGGCGGCGGCACCACGACGCCGACGAGCCTCACCGTGGTCGATGATTCGGGAAACGAGATCCCCGGCGTGAGTCGGTTGCTGATCTCAGGTCTCGGCGTCGCCTTGAGCGCGAACGGCAATGGCGGCGCGCGCGTGCTGATTCCGACGACCGTCGATCCGACTGGGGTTGATGCAGTGATCACCGGCGGCAACTGGGTGACGCGCGACCTCGTCACCGCGCCGAGCTTCGATATCACCGTCGCGGCCGGGACTGGCGTCATTGGCGGGAAGCTCGTGAGCTGGGCACAGACCACCGTCACCACCGCGGCCGTCAATTCGTTTGTGTATGTCGATGCCGCCGGGATCGTGCGCCAGCGCGCGGCCGGCAGTCCGGAGACGTTGCCCACCGCGGCGGAGCTCCTGCTCTTCCGCACCTACGTGGACGTCGCGACCTACGGGAATCGGATCTACGCGGTCGCGGAATCGCGCACGTTCTATCGTGTCGTGCCTCGCGCCCCACTCTACCTCAAGCAGCGCGTGAGTGATGCGGTCGTGGCGAGCGGCACGTGGGCTAACGCGGTCGCGCAGAACGCGACGGGCGACATCAATTGGTACTTTGCCAACCTCGGGCTCTATCCGTTCGTTGAAGAGTTGCCGAGCATCGTGCAGGCGCACTTGGATCTGCAAATCACCAAGTTCTATGGCTCGGGCGGCACGGCGAACAGCGCGCCGACGTGGAACAGTGTGCACGGCACGACGTACGGCGGCTCCCCGAACTATCTGCGCTGGCCGTACGATGTCGGCACGCCACGCGGCACGCCGACGGTCAAGCGCGCCGATTCCCACGATGCCTACGCGGGGTCGTTCCTTCGCCTGGCCGTACGGTACGCCACGGTCGCGAGCGGTGGCCTCACGTGGTGGGACACCAACATCGCCGCGATTCAGGATGCGCTGTACTACAACATCCTCACGCGCCTGCGCTTGGTGAATGGTGGCGCGGGCTACATGGTCGACACGTTCCAAGACAACGCGGTCTACCCGTTCAACCAAACGCTCGACAACATCGAAGCCTATCGCGGCTGTAAGGACGCGCTCGACCTGATGACCGCGCGCGGTGGCGCGCAAGCCACGTGGGCGGGTACGTACAGCACGACACCGGGCAACCTGCTGAGCGGCATCTACTCGCAGTGGAGCACGGGCGCCAATGCCGCCGGTGAAAGCGGGTGGATGTCGGTGGCGTACGACAACGGCGGCGCGGCCAAGCTAACCAATGAGCTCACGCGGTTCTATCCAGACCTCACCATCTGCGTGCCGGCGTTCGTGTACGACGTGCCAATCAACGGCACTGACAGTATTTCGCGCGACCGATTGGACCAGTCCTTCCGTTGGCTCAATGCGAAAGCGTCGACGTGGTTCATGAGCCGCAAGTATGACCTCTATCCGTGGGGCATCATCGCCGCGTCGGCCGCAAAGGCCGGATTCCGTGATCTCGCGGATCGCTGGCTGGCGTTCGTGCAATCGCACCACGCCTACGATTCCACCGGCTACTTTTTGATCCACGATATCGGCTGGGCGCGCTACGTGGAACGCGTGTTGCAGGGCGACACTCTCACGTGAGGCCGCGATATGCTCAGTAGCTGTCTCAACGACATCCCGATCGAAGACCTGAGCCTCGTCGTGGAAGAGGCACAGCCGATCATGGCGCGCGTTGCGCTCCAGCGCGATCGCCAGGCATGGCCCGGACGCGTCGGGCCGCTGATGTCGCCCCTGAGCACGGCCGACAGCACGGTGCGTCGCTACAAGTGGACCGGGAAGGCGGCCACACCTGCGGCGCGCAACGCCGTGATGGAAACGCTCTTGGACGTGCTGACGGGTGTAGTGGAGCTCCGCGATCGCGATACGCCAACCCGCGTCACGCGCGGCACCGTGCGCGTGTTCGATCCCTCGGTGCTCTCGCCGAGCTTTGTGAATGTTGAGCCGTCGATCGTCGTGGAGTTCGAGACGAACGGCGCGGCGTACGAGGCATCGAGCGTGTCGCTGGTGCTGAGCACGACGCCCGTCGCGATCCCGTGCGGCACCCTGCCCCATGGCGGCCGGATCTATCTCACGGGCACGGCCGCCGGCGCGATTAGCACCGAGGTGCGTATCCGGTACCGTGGCATCTCCGGCGCGCTGTTGGGCGAGATGGTCATCCTGCCGTCGCTCGCATCGGGCGAGCATGGCGTGATCGATCTCGATAGCCAGGAGATTCTCAAAGTGTCGACCGCGAATGCCACCACGAATGTCGATGCGTGGCTGACCGGCGGGAATTTCTTCAAGCTCGCGCGGCGCGATGGGAATCCTGCGCTCAGTGCATGGCCGACGATGGAAGTCACGGCCGGCGCGGCACTCTACACCTATCGCAAGAACTGGAAGGCGTGAGATGAGCACCTCGTTGAGGACCCCATGACGATTCCCGCACTCCCGCCGCTCTACGACGTGGCCGAGCTCGAGATCGCGAGCCGCTGCATCTTCCATTTCCGCGGCGACGACCAGAGCCTCACGCCGCTCACAAGCCAAGTGCCGACGTTCTCACGGGCCGCCACGGCGACCGTGACGGACATCAACAACGTCAGCTTCACGTGCGCGCAGCACATGCCGGCGTGGGAACCGCGCGACTGGGACAACGACACGGTGCGCGAGCAAATGGGGGTGTTGCTCGGGACCAGTGACCGGCTGTCGTATGCCGCGGCGTATCGCCCTGGCGCCCTCGCCTTCTGGCATGAGTTCATCCAAGTGGGCGCAGTCCCGGCGTCGGGCATCGCCTTGTGGTCCATTACGAACGATGCGGTCAGCGGGGCGCGGCTCATCGTCGACAGCAGCGGCTCGTTCTGGCGCGTGGTGCATCACAACGGCAGCACCAGTGTGAACGCAACGCTCGCCGCGGCTCCTGCCAACGGCGATCGCGTAGTCCTGTGGGGCTATCTCTACCTCGATGGCTCGGTGCAACTCTGGCAGAGCATCAACGGGGCCGCCGCGACGAACACCGCGCGCAGCAGTGCGAATAGTCTCGCGAGCGCGTGGGGCACGGGTGCGGTGTTGCGGATTGGCGCGAGCGGAACCGGTAACTACAGTGCGCAGTGGCTCAAGCGGCTCCGGCTGCCGCCTGGCTTTCCTGACTACGCGACGCTGTCGCGTCAATTCTGAATCCGACCCACACAATGACCCTGCCTCTCGCCTCGATCCTGCAAGCGGTGATTCCCACGGTCGTCGTTGCCGTTGGCGATACGGCGTCGCAAGCGTCGCTCGCTGCGACCACGTGGAAGACCGTCGCGGCCACCGCCGTGCCCTATCTCATTACCGGCGCACTCGGGTGGCTCGGGAGTTCTTTGCGTTTGGGGCGCAAAATCCGGCGCTCTGACAAGGCGAACAAAGAACATGCGGACGAGACCGAGAAGCGTTTCACGCACGCCCTCACCGAACTCACGGAACGGGTCACGGAGCAACTGGAAACCATGAAGTCTGACATCGACGAACGACTCCACGCGAGCACGACGCGTATCGACGAGATCGCGCAGGAAGTGTGGGGCGCGCAGAAGACGAACGGGATGCGCGGCGACATTCGGAAACTCAAGCAGGATTCCGAACAGCAAGGGAAGGTGCTCGCCGGCATTGATGCAAAGGTCGACATGCTGATCGCTCGGAGCATTGGGTCGTAAATGCGACCTTGCGCTTTTGGCACGTCTGACGGTACCGTCCACGCGTCGCGCGACGATGCGCTCCCTGTTGTTGGCGATTGCGCCTGCATTCTCCCATCGCTGTGGAGGTGATCGTGTCTCTTCGGTCCTTGTGGCGCCTGACGGTGCTGTGCGCCACGCTCGCACTCACCGCGCTCGCGCCGACCCTCGTGTTCGCGCAAGCCACCGATTCGACGGTGGTCGCGCCCACACCGCCGGCCACATGGCACGATGTCGCCAACATCCTGATCACGTTGGCGCTCGGGCTGGTGACACCGGTGTTCATGCGCGGGCTCGAATCGCTGTCGTCCTGGCTCGCGGCGCAGCCTGCCGTCACCAAGCGACTTGTTGTGTCGGTGATTCCGTCCATCGTGTCGCTCGCGTGCGCGACGCTGGCGCGCCACTACCCGTGGTTCCCGTGGGATCCGTCCGCACTCAACGCGATGATCGCGACCTCGATCGCGTTCGCGGTGCACGCGGGTGATACCGCGAAGGCCACCAAGGACGGCGCGTAAGATGACCGCGACACCGGCGCCTCGGCCTGACCTCGTCTCGCGCGACTTTCGGTTGCGCGAGTTCGCCGTTTCTGCGGCGCATCCCGAGCTCGTGGAGCCGGTGCCCGTCGCGTTCATCCCGCGCATCGAGCAGCTCGCGGCGCATGGCCTGCAGCCGGTACGCGATGCGCTGGCGCGGCCGATGCGCATTCTCTCGGGCTATCGCTCGCCGGAACTCAACAAAGCGGTTGGGGGATCGCCGACGTCGCAGCACACACAGGGCGAGGCCGCCGACTTCGCGTGTGAGGACATCCGCGGCGCGTACCTGACGGTGATCGGGATGGTTGGCGCGGGCAAGCTGCCTGCGATTGGGCAGATCATCTACTACCCGTCGAAGTCGTTCGTGCACATGGCACTGTCCTCGCCGCGGTTCGCGAGGGCGACGTGCTGCGTGCACTGGCCGGAGCACGGCTTGTCGTACCGCGCGATCGATCCGTACGCCGCGGTGTTCGCGGCGCTGGTGCCGGCGTCGATCGACCCCAACGCGTCACGCCTCGCGTGACCAGCTACTACCGTCCGCGCGTGCCGTCGTGGCTCGTGATCTCGCTGCTGATCACGGCCGGGTTGGTCGCGTTGGTGTACGCCGCCCGCGAGACGGTGACGTGGATCCGCGACGATACGCGCGCGAAGCTCGCGGAAGAGGCGTCGGCGTTCACGCGCGGACAGCTCGCGATTCAACGGGCCGCGCTGTCGCACCGGTTTGATTCATTACGCACCGAACTGGTGCAGCGTGATTCACTCGCCGCTGCCGCTGATGCGCGTGCGCGGGCGGCGCTCGCGCGACTGGCACACACCATCGTGGAGCATCACGACAGCATCCCCGCGGCGGTGCAGACCGATGTCGCGGCGGTCGTGAACGCCTGCACGGCGGTCACCGACGATTGCGCGACGTATCGCGAGAAGACCGCACGCGCGCTCACGATCTCCGATTCGGTGCACGTGGCCGACTCCACACACGTCGCCGCGCTCACGATGGTCGCCGCGGTCGCTCGGGACTCCACGCGCACCATCACCGCGCAACTCGCGCATCGCCCAACCTGGGGCACGACGGCGAAGGCCGGCGGTGCCGGCGTCGTCGTTGGGGCCCTGCTCTGTGTCTTCTTCTGCCGCTGAGGATCTCATGACCCGCTCCCCGTTTCGCTCGCTGCTCTTGGCGTCACTATCCATCATCGCGGCCGTGATGACCGCCGGTGCGTTCGCGTCGTGCCGCAAGGCCGATGCCTCGGAGAACGATGGCAACGTCGGCGTGGAGGTGTACCGCTTCTCCGTCGATTCCGCGCGAGCGATCGCGAAGTGGTCGAAAGTCTGCGATGCGAAGGGATGCCCCGATTCGTTCGGTGTGCGGTGGACGGTGGGCGCTCAGGTCACGAACAAGACCACCACGAATACAGCGGACACGATCCGGTTCCCGTACCCGGCCATCGGCGACTCGCTCTTTGTGTCCGTTGGGGTGACGTCGATTCGTCGCGGAAAGGCATCGAGCGTGAAGACCGCGGGCAACTGGCTGTTGAATGCGGACGCGCCGCCGCCGCCCGTCGACTCGATCAAGATCGACACGCTGCCGAGTGCCGCGCGCGTCGATTCGCAGCGCACGGACTTCTACACGCTCGCGGGCCGCCTGCTGGGATCCTCGCATGATGCGGCGCCCGTCACGATTGCCGAGCACGATACCGTGCGCGCGGTCACGCGACTGTTCTTCAAGGCGAACCAAGCGCGCCGCGTGACCGATACGATCGCCTGGACAACGAACCCCGGCACGTCGTTGGCGTCGATGCGCGTCACGCCGATTGGTCCGGGCTGGCACGCGGACACCGCGGTGATTATCGCGCTCGACTGCGGGTGCCGAGGCACGCCGGGCAGTCCGCCGCAGCTCGATGTGCGCAGCGGCCGCTACCTGCGCCGCACCGCACTCGGCACATGGCAACCCGTGACGCCGCTCGCGGCCGATCCCTTCCGTGATGCGGTCCGTGAGACGCGCGCGGGTGCGCAGCCGTAAGTGTCGACCGCATTGGCTCCCCGACTGTTGGACGACGCCACGCTCCGCGCGTGGTGGCACGCGGGCGCGTGGGAGCCATTGGTGCCCGCCATTCGCGCGATCGCGTCGCACACCGCGCGCTACACGATTCGCGGGCGCGGCGCCGCGATCCTCGATGACGCAGAGGACGTCGCGCAGCGCGTCGTGATTGCGTGCTGGCAACGCCCCGACGTTCCCGATAAGCCCACCGCGTTCGTGACGCTGATGGCTCGCCATCGGGCGATCGATCACGTCTCAAAGGGCTACAGCAAGCGCCGTGTCCGGAGCCGCGCCGCGGCTGACGCGTACCACGGAGCGGTGGACCATGCGCCGGATGCACTGCGGAGGGTACTCGCGCGCCATGAGTCTGATCGCTTGCGCGTCGCCCTACGCGCGCTCCCCGACCACATGCGCCGGCCGCTCGAGCTGCACGCGCTTCACCGTCAGCCGTTGGACGAGATCGCGCCGCAGTTCGGATGCAGCGCGCGCACGCTGGCCATGCGACTGACGCGCGCTCGCAAAGTGCTCGCACAACTGATGGAGGGCGACGTGCGCCGTCCGCTCCGTCGCGCACGTCCGGCATCCGTTCGCACCGCGCGTCCCGTGGTGCGGCGCGCAGCACTGCCGACCGACGGTCCACTGCATGTGCACGCCTGCGTTGCGCGCCACTTCGATATCGGCACGTCGCGTCCGTTCGACGTCCTGATCTCCATGGAGCGCTGACGATGCGTGTCGTCGTGAATCCGACGCCGCTCCCGCCCCCAAAAGAGGGGCGTGATCCCGTGCACCGCGTGACGGTGCAATTCCTCGGCAGCACGGGGGAATCGCTCTCGATCATGGTCGTGCCGCGCGCATGGTGGCGCGCCACGCTCCGACCGCTGCTCTTGGCTGGCGCCGCTGCCACCGACCTCACTCTCGATCTCCAGGAGTCCTCCTGATGGCTGACGAAACGGAGTACCCAACGGTTGCCGACCGCGTGCGCGCGTTGGAGGCGCAATTCGGCGGGACCTTCGAGCGCACGCCGCGCGCGGATGGCCAGATCGTCGCGCGCCTGGTGTCGCCGAACGGCGACGCGATCGCAGGCGTCGGCGCCACGACGAAAGACGCTGTCGCCAATCTCGCCGTGCGCGTGAAAGCGTTTGCGGCCGCACTCGCGGAGGGCTAACCCATGCGTCTCGCCTATCAGTACAAGAACTTGTGGAACCGCCTGCGCGGATTGCCGCAAGAGTTCTATCGCGTCGCGGGGATCAACATCCTCGCAGAACTGCGCGCGGTGCACATCGACCAGAACGGCGTGCGCACCGACTTCGGCGTGTTGTCGCGCCGCGTCATCACTACGGCCGGCGTCGCGTTTCTCGCCACGGCGTTCACGAACACGGTCGAAGCGGAAGCGATCAACTACCACGACTGCGGCACGGGCGTCGGTGGTGAAGCGATTGGCAACACAGCGCTCGGTACGCCGTTCGGCGGCTCGCGCGTCGCGGGCACGCAGTCGACGCCTGGATCGACAAATATTTACCGCAGCGTCGCGACGATTTCGTTCACGTCCACGCTCGCCATCACCGAGCACGGGATCTTCACCGCGTCGACCTCCGGCACGCTGTTCGATCGCTCGGTGTTCTCGGCGATCAACGTGGTAAACGGTGATAGCATCCAATTCACCTGGGAGCTCACGCTGCCAAGCGGCGGATAAGCCGTGCAATTCCCCGCGGTGACAGCGACGCCCTACACTCCACGGGTGACCCCGTGGGGCGTGTGGCGTTCTGCGCTGTCGGGGGAGTTTGAGACCGACGATGACGGCACCACGCTTCTGCGACTGACGGCGCCGCTCGTGTGGGTGGATCCCGATGGGACCGTGCAGACGGTGGAGAAAGGATCCATCACCGACGGCGCATCAATTCCGCGCTGGGCCGAAAGCCTCATCGGTGGCCGTTATGACGGGCCATGGGTTCGCGCCGCTGCGATGCACGATGATGGAGTCCAGCGTCGAACGGAGCCGTGGCCAGTCGTGCATCGACGGTTCTACAACGGGATGCGCGCCGACGGCGTGTCCTGGCTCACGGCGCAAGTGATGTTCCGCGCCGTGTGGTGGTTTGGCGACCGGTGGGAGGTTACGGACGCATGATCGCGCGCCTGCTCACCGTCAGCGCTCTGGCGCTGGCGTTGCTGTGGTTTCTCGGGCTCGGCGCGTGGTGCGTCGTGTTCTACTGGCTGTTCATTCGACCGACGAGGAAACGCTGATGTACGCCGTGTACGATCTCCAAACGAAGGCGTTGCGCTCGACCGGCACGGTCGTGGCTGATCCGCTGCCGGATGGTCTCGGCGTCGCGGGGCCGTTCGATGTCGTCGCGCCGTTCGCGTGGGATGCGGAGACGTTGACGCTGTCGAGCTTCGTCCAGCCTGCGCGCACGTCGATGAAAACCGGCAACTTCATGCGTCGATTGGGACTGCAGCGCGAGGCGGTGTTGCACGCCGTGCGCCGCAATCCCGCCACGCCGAGCGATACGGTGGGCGTGCTCGAAGCGCTGACGCAATGGGCCGCGCGCGAGCCACGCACGGACGTCACGTTTGACGTGACGCAGCAGGGTGTCGGCGTCATGGCGCAAGTGCTGCAGTCGGTCGGGCAACTCGCCGAGGGCGTCGAGGCATTCACAGCGATGATGCTCGCGTTGCCGACGCCTGAGGAGGACTGAGTGAGCAACTGGCCGCTCGCGAGCGCGCTTGCTGCGCATGTGAACTACACATCTGGCTATCAGTCGCCCGACATTTGTTCGTCGAGCGCCACGCCACACACCGATGGATCATGGGCGGAGATTATTGCCGCCGCCGATAACCCCGGTGGGTGCGGTATGGTGTTCAGCACGCATCACAGTGTGTACGCGGCTGGCTCTGCGCACTATGCGGTTTCGATTGCTTTCGGCGCGAGTGGAAGTGAGATCGAAATCCCGCTGCGCTATGGTGGGGCGACGGGCATTTATCGGCAGTCGGGACAACAGAACTATGTGCCGCTGCAGATTCCGGCAGGCGTCCGCATCGCGGCGCGTGCGCGCATCGCGGAAGGGTATGCGCAGGACTACTACGTGAATCTGGCCGTTGTCCGGTCATCCGTGCTGTGGCCGGTCGGCTTCGCGCGCGTGGATCACGTCGGGTTCGATGCCGCAAACACCAAAGGCACTGCGTGCCCGCTCGGCACGTATCCCGATGGCGGCGCGATTACGCAACTCACCGCCGCGACATCATTTCGTGCGCGCGCGTTGTTGCCGCGCTGGTGGAGTTCGACGGGTGGCAGCTATCAGCCAACGTGGTTCCGCTTCTTCGTGGGAGCGGGCGGCGTGGAATTCCCCATTGGGCCGTGGTTCTCGGCGCTGAATCACGAAGCCGAAAATTCGAATCCCGCAGGAGCGGGCGGCGCCGGTGGTGGTTGCATCCCGGTCGATATCCCGGCCGGATCGCGTGTGTCAGCGCGCGTACTGATGCCGAGCTACAGCTCTGGTAGCGGTTTCGTCTCCTGCATCCTGTTCGGGTAATCGCTCATGCCTGTTTCTGTAGCCTCAAGCGGATCACAGACCGCAACGCTCGCCACCGACCACACGGTGGCTACTCTGAGCGCGCCCGCGAACGGTGGCGTATACCTGTGGCGTGTGGATACCGCGAATCTCGTCAACGGCGAGACGTTGATCCTCACACTCAAAACCCGCGCCCGCGCTGCGGACACGACGCGCCAAGTGTACCAAGGCGTGTTTGCGCACATCCAAAGCGATCCCATTAAAGACTCGCCCGCCATCGCGATTGAGAACGGCAACGAGTTGGTAGCGATCCTGCGCCAAGAAGGCGGCACGGGGCGCGCATTCCCGTGGTCCCTCAAGCGGCTCGACGGCTAAGTGTTTCCGCAAGCGCTTCCCGGCCTCGCGGGTGCGATCCTCGGCGCGTTGGTTGCGCCGATCACCTACGTGCCCGTCTCCGCGAACAGCAACAGCGGCTGGCTGTCCGCCACGGATGCAACACGCGTGGCCGCGCTCGGTGCGGTCGATGGCACGTACGCAACGACAAACACGGATGGTGCCGTGATGTCGATGCGGCTCGGCTAACTCCTTCACTCTCTCGCCTCTCTGGTGCGCGCATGAACTTCGTCAACATCCTGGACCAGCACGGGCAGTCGATGCCGCGCCACGCGCCCCCGGTGCTGGTGGCGCATCCGCAGTACGGCGCGCTCGGTCATGTGGACTATCGCGGCTTCACGCCGCCGCGCCGGCGCTGGGCTTCGACGCGTGCGCTGCTGCGCGATTCGTCGCGGCGTACGGTCACGATTCTGCGCAAGGCGGAGGACTTGGCGCCGTCGTTCGCCATCAGTGCGATTGCGGCGGCGCTGCATCGTCAGCCACAGATGGATGCCACGATTCTGCCGCTGCTCGCGGGCGCGATCACGAACTACGACGGCATCATCAATGCGCGCGGCGGTGGCACGTATCAAGATTACTGGCTCACGCTGACCGCATCATTCACGCCGGTCACGTTGTCGTGGTACGATTTATGGAAAATGGCGTGGTCACCGGGCGCCGTACCGAGCGTCACCGCCTACACCAACGCGGGCACGGGCGGCGCAGTGCTCGATGCGACCTCGAATGGCTCCTGGATTTCCAATCCGGCTGGCTCGAATCGGCGGTACATCGTGAGCGTCGGCGTGACCATCACGTCGCTGGTGGGGCTCTCGCTCGCGATGCTGATGGACAACTTGTGGGCGGGTTCGTATTCGCTCACCAGTAACGCCACGATCAATCCGACGACGGACGTCGCCGTCACGCGCTACACCGGCAGCGCGAGCGCCGGCAACATGATGATGACCACGTTGACGGCCACGCTCACGCACACGGGCGCTGGCACGAACACGGTCACCTATACCGACCAAGCAGGCACCACCGGCAAAACACTCGCGTCCGTGATGCCGGCGACGGGTCCGCTCGTCAATCGCGTCATCTTCAACACCGCGCAGAACTCCGCGACGGTGAACGCGTCGTCGCCGTTCATGCCGTTCACGAACGCCGGTTCGAGTGGCGTGCGCTCGCTCGAGCAAGTCGTGATTTCCGGCGGCACCGTCTCGAATGGCACGGTCGATACGAAAATCGTGCGTCCGCTGCTGCTCATGCCGTTCATCGCCGCGGCCAGCTACATCGAGCAGGACACGACGCTGAACATCGGGAACATGGTCGAACTCGCGAATGCGTCCCAGGTGTGCGGCTGTATTTCGTGGGCCGGGTTCTCGGGTGGCACGACGGCGCTCACGATGTCGTCGCTGATCCGCACGGTCGAAGGGTAAGGCGCACGTATGGCGCGCCTGTTCTATGGCATCGGGCGCGGCCAGCGAGACCGCTTCGGCGGCAGCATTGCGTCGTACAAGGAGGACTTCCTCTGGGGCCGCGAGACCGACGCGATCGCGATCACGCGAGCCCCGAGCGAGGATCCGAAGTTCACGCCCATGCCCGTGCAATGGCGTGGAGTTCTGCTCACGCTGCGCCAGGGCACGGTCACGATCACCACGCGAGTGCTGCCGGCCTCATGGCTGACGGGCTCGCAGCAGTCGTTCAGTTTCACGTTCACGCCGTTTGAGTGTGCGCTGTTGGTCGATCCGGCCACGACGCCATTCGATTTGGACACCGAATGGCGTATAGGCTCCGGTATTTCCAATGTGGCCGTGGATTTGGAGAGCGTAACGCTCACCGGGCTCACGGCCGGGGTGATGACGGTCTCCGCGGCCTCGCTGGCCGGTTCGACATACAGCACAACCCTGTCGGCGAGTCTGACGCCGTCCGCCAATGTGACTCGCAAGACCTCGCGATCGCTCGCAGCGTCGCTGACGGCGACGGGCGCGCTGGTGAAGCAAACGGCGCGAAGCCTCGCCGCATCGCTCACGGGCAATGCGACGCTTACGAAGCTTACTGCTCGAGCGCTGACCGCCTCCCTGTCTGCAACGGCTTCGCTGGCGGCAGCCCGTGCAACCGCGGTCTCGCTGACGGCATCGTTAACGCCGTCGGCCACGCTGTCGCGCCTCACGTCGCGCACGCTATCCGCCACGCTCTCGTTGACGGCGACGGTCGCGCGCGTCGTCAGTCGCGCGCTCAGCGCATCGCTCTCGATGACGGCGACGGTGTCGCGGTCGATCGCGCGCAGTCTCAGTGCGTCGCTAACGGCCACGGCGAATGTATTCAAGCAGACCGCACGCGCGGTGGCTGGCAGTCTGACGGCGACGGCGACGCTCGGCGCCATCAAGACACTCGCGCGGCTGTTCACCGCATCCCTGACGCCATCGGCGACCCTCTCGCGCATCACGTCGCGCACTCTGAGTGCGAGCCTGTCCGCGACGGCATCGCTCGCCAAGAGCACGGCGCGTGCGCTCGGCGCCGCGATCACCAGCACGGCTACGCTCACGAAACAGACGGCGCGATCGTTGAGCGCGTCGCTCACCGCCAGTGCGTCGCTGTCGGCCATTCGCGCGTTCACCCGATCCCTCGCGGCGTCGCTGACGCCAAGCGCGACCCTGACGAAACTGCCGGCGCGCACCCTGAGCGCGTCGCTCACCGCATCCGCGACACTCGCCCGGAGCATTGCGCGCACCGTGAGCGCATCGCTCTCCATGACCGGCGCACTCACCAGGCGCACGTCGCGCGCGCTCGCGGCGACGCTCTCGTCCACCGCGGCTGTCACCAAACGCACCGCGCGCAGTCTCGCGGCCTCGCTCTCGGCAACCGCCACGGTGATCGGGACACCGCTCGGCGCCGTGTTGCACGCCTACTTCGACGGCGCACTCAAAGGCTGGTCGCGCTTCCGCAGCGTGCTGCACATCGGCACGCGCACGAAGAGCGCGACCACCACGGCACCGCGCACCCACGCGGATCTCACCACGCGATCGCAAGTGGATGGCGATGTGACCAGCGCCACCACCTCCGCCAACATCACGCTGGACGCCGGCGAACCCTAATTGATGCGCCACTCCCTCAGACTCCGAGACCACGATGGCCAATAGCATTGCTGCCGAAACGCCGATCGGGAACGATGGCATCCTCTGGTGCGAGATCGTCAAAGACACCGTGAACGCCACCACGGGCGATATCGACCAGGATCAGCCCGTGGTGGGCGCGAGCGACGTGTGGGCGTTCTATTCGTCTACGAAAGAGTTGAGCAGCTCGGTCGCGATTCACGCCGATCTCACGTACAACCTGACCAACATCAGCGGCACGAATCGCTACTACGTCTATCCCAGTGGTGACGCGTTGCGGCTCCGACTGCTGCCGACCTACAAGGACCAGAAGGTCTTTGTGCATTTCTTGAAGGGCACCATTGGCGGCTCGACGACCTGGCACGAAGTCGCGAGCACGATCATCACCGACGAACGCGCGGCGCAATAGCATGGCGCGCCCACAAACGCCGCCGAGTGAATTGCCGCTGCCCATCACGATTGACGGGCGCACCGCGTGGACGCTGCACACGCCGATCCTGCGCGATGCGGAGGGCGCTCCGTTGGTGGGGCGCACCTGCGAGATCACCGTGACCACATACGATGGCACACCGATTCACGACACGATCAACGGCTACGCGCACGCGATGGGTGATGGCTCCTACGTGTTCACCATCACCGCGCGCGCGTTGTGGCTGCGTCTCGCCTCGTACGACGGCGCCCTGGTGACACTGCTCGTGCAGGTGCGCGGCGCGGATCCCGTACGCCTGCGCGCGCGAGTGGTCGTCGCACCATCGGCAACGCCGGTCGCGCCGTAGCCCTCACCATCTGCCTGCGTCACCATCTGCGTCACCATCTGCGTCACCATCTGCGTCACCATCTGCGTCACCATCTGCGTCATAATCACACTCTCCAGAGCCCACCCATGATCGATCGCGCCCGCGCGCCGCGCCGTGCTTCCACGTTCAATGATCCCGCCACACTCAGCGCCGAGTATCTGCAGCGCTCGCTCGATCGCGAAGACGCGATCCGCGAGGCGCGCGCCGCCGAGGATCGCGCACGCGGCATTCGACGCCGATCCACCAGTGATATCGCTCCGCGGTGCGCGACGTGCGGGCAGTGGCCGGTGCGCGACTGGAACGGTATGTGCCGGGGCGATGGCGGGTTCGGACATCCATATACGCCGAGCGAGGTGGTCGGGCTCGCGGTCGTCCGGTAGCGTCGCGTTGAGCCCAAGCCGGAGGCCGTCAAGAGCAGGTTTGTGAGCAAATATGAGCGCAGAAGCCGGTGAAAAGGCGTGTAAACGCCACTTTTTGAATCGTTTACCGACTTTTGCCAGTTTTCTCGCTCGTGCCACTTGCGCAAGGTATAGCTTCGGGATATCCTTCTTGTGTGGCCAGCAGCGTCCACCACGCGCTGCACCGACGGCCCACAACCCCATCCCGAGGCATTCTCTCATGGCACATCAGCTCGACACTCGCGAAAACGGCGCCGCGTCCTTCGTCTCTCTCCGTCAGTCGGCATGGCATCAGCTCGGCACGATCGTCGCCGACGAACTGTCGTTCGATGAGGCGATGCACCTCGGCGGCTTGGACTATCCGCTCGCGCTGCGGCCCATCGCGACGACCATCCCGGTGCTTGACGCGAACGACGTTGAAATCGATTCGCTCGCATTGGACGTGCCGAACCACCGCGCCGTGGTGCGCGCTGACCGGAATACGGTGCTCGGCGTCGTCTCTGATCGCTACGAGCTGGTGACGAACCGGCAGGCGATGCAGATGGTGGACGTGCTGGTCGAAGACGGCCTGGCCGTAATCGAAACCGCCGGCGTGCTGCGCGAGGGCGCCGATGCGTGGATGGCGCTTCGGTTCACGGGTGACCGCATCGACGCCGCCGGTGAGAACGGCGGCGACGAGATCAAGTTCTACGGACTCGTCCGCACGAACCACAACGGGAAGGCCAGTGTGCAAGTCGCCACCACGCCGGTGCGGGTGGTCTGCGCAAATACCCTGGCGATGGCGATGGCGAATGGTCGGACCACCGTGCGCAGCGTGCTCCACGTGGGCGCAAACGCGGCGGGCAAAGGGCATCAGGCCGCGAAGGACTTGTGGACTGGCACCGTCGCTGATGCTGAAGCGATGGCCGCGGCGTTCGCCACCATGCGCAGCACGTCACTGAGCGAAGCGGAGTTCGCGGCCGCGGTGCTCGACACGCTCTGCCCGCTGCCGGAAGCGCTCGACGCCGATGCGTCGAAGGTCGCGAAGTCGCTGTATCCGTCGCGTGTGGCCAAAGCAGAAGCGACCCGATTCACGATTCAGCAGCTGTGGGTGAACGGCACGGGCCAGCTCGGCGCGTGCACCTCATGGGATGCGTTCAACGCGGCGACGGAAGCGCTCGACCACTACGACGTGCTGCCGGTGAAGGGCGAGAAGCTGACGGCCATGCTCCCGACGGGACGCATCGCACAAACCAAAGCGACCGTGTTTTCCAAGCTGTTGGCGCTCACCGTCTAAGGTGTGGCCGTTCGCGGGGCGGCATACGCCGCCCCGCTCCTTGCTTCGCGTCGTCCACCACGCGCCGCGGAGTTCCCTATCTCCCGAGGAGTTTCCGATGTACGCATTCCGTCTCGACGCCGCCGATGTGCGCATCGCGCAGCGCCATGTGTCCGACAGCGAGCACCGCGGCCCAATCCGCGGCATGTTGGTTGAAGAGAATGGCACGATCGCGGCCACGGATGGGCACACATTGTTCGCGTGCGCACCCGATCCCGCAGTGAATTGCAATACGCCGCCCCGCGCGATGATCCTGCGTTTCGCGAAGGCGATTCCGACCTGGGCCACGTGGATCGACATCACACCGAGCGAGACGCGCACCGACGCGCCGATCGTGGCGACGTGCAGCAATGCACGCGGGAAGCAGGCGGAGCTCATCGTGCACGAACTCGCCGGGCCGTTCCCACAGTGGCGCCAGGTCGTTCCGCGCGCGCTTGAGGTGACCGCGCCGCTGCCGCCCATCAATCCCGCGCTGTTGGAGCGATTCTCCTACGGACAGACCGCGCGGGTGCTCTGCGTCGCGCAACGCAATCCGGAGGCGGCCATTCTCGTGCATATGCCGACGGCGCGCTATCTCGGGCTCATCATGCCGATGCGCGTCCGCGACGACTTCGCACACGTTGGGCACGTGGCCGACTGGGCGGTGGCTCATGCCGCGTGAACCTCGGCGGTTCGTGGTCAGCGGGAACTACGGTGAGCTCTCCTGCGATCCGGAGACCGGCGCGGTGCTGTCGTACGCGCCCGACGGCGAGCCAGAGTACGCTGACATCGCACGGGTGCATCTGGAAGAGTTTCGCGACTGGTGGCGGGAGCGCTATGGATTCGCGCCACCAGACGCGTGCGATATCGTGGACATTGCGTTCTGGACGACCGAGGGCACGTACGTCGTGCCCTCATGGGACCATCGACGCTCCGCCATTCACGGGGTCCACCATGTCTGACGTCATCCCGCTTGACCGGCTGTGCTGTCCGCACTGCCAAGGGTTGCGCCTCGTGACGCTGGAAGTGGCGACTGTTGAATGTCTGGTCACCGTGATGAGCGACGCGGACGGTCATCACGAGCTGCACTACCAGCCGGCGCCGTGGACCATCGTTGAAGGGTCGGCGGAACACACGAGCTACTACCGCTGCATCGACTGCAACCAGGAGCTTGCAGGCCACGAGCTTGCACGCACCGCAACCATCACGTCCGCGGAGTCTGCGCCATGAGCGAACAACTTCCGCCACGTGCGGCGACATCGGCACCTCGCGAACGACGTGCCGACGCCGTGCTTGTGAAGATGACGGCCGCGGAAAAGGCCGCGATCGCTGACCGCGCACGCCTCGCCGGCGTGCCGGTCGCTACTTACATGCGCCTTCGTGCGCTGGGGGTACTGTGACCAAGAAACGCGCCACCAACACCGGACGCACACCACGCAAACAGCCTCACGCCATTGTAGATGTCGCGCTCGACGAGCTCACCGTCGCGCCGTGGAATCCGCGGCGCATCTCGGAGGCCGCGCGCAAGCGACTCGCGCGCGGTATCAAGCGCTTTGGGATGGTGCAGCCGCTGGTCGCCCGTCACGAGGATCATATGCTGCTCGGCGGGCACCAGCGGTTTGCGATCGCCAAAGAGCTCGGCATGACCACGGTACCGGTGGTCTTCGTGGAGGGCCTGACGGATCCGGAAGCCAAAGCGCTCGCGGTGTTGTTGAACAACAAGGAAGCGCAGGGCGAATGGGAGGTGTCCGCCTTGACGACGTTGCTTGAAGAGCTCGCGGGCGAGGCAGACGACGATCTGCTGCACGACACGGGGTTTGACGACGCCAGCCTGGAGAAGCTGCTCGGAACGACGAGCGCCGACGACGAGCTGACGCCGGTCGAAGTGCGCCCAATGCCGAAGATGGTGTGGGTGCTGATTGGCGTGCCGTCCGCTCAGTACCCGGACATCGCGGATCAGGTACAGACGATCGCGCTCGAGCCGGGCGTGTTTTGTGAAGTCGCGGCGAACGATCGTGAGGTCACACGATGACCGGCGCGGGCAAGGTCGATAACGACAACTTCGGCGCGAAGCTCTCGCTCCGCCGGCACTTTCTTCGCCGTTACCATGCCTCGACGAGGCCCCGCGTGTTTGATGCGTGCCAGGCCACCGGGCAGCTGTGGAAGACGCTGCGCGTGGAATTCCCCGCGCGATACTTCGGCGTTGACAAGACATCCGCAGCGGGCCGATTGCAGATCGACAGCGTGCGCGTGCTGGCGACGCCTGGATGGTCGTTCGATGTGATCGACGTGGACACGTACGGCGCGCCGTGGTCGCACTGGGAGCAGATCCTGCGGAACGGTCGTGCACCGGTGACGGTGTTCCTCACCATCGGCTCGACGATGTTCAGCGGCGCCACCGACAACGCCGCGCTGCGGGCGATCGGGCTCGGCGCGCTTGCATCGCGCCTGCCGACGTCGATGCGGCGCCGACTCGACAAAATGGCCGTAGATTATTGTCTCGCAATGACTTACCTTCACTCGTGGCACGTGGTTGAGGCACAAGAAGCCCCCGCGGGCCGCAGTGCGCGGTACTTCGGCCTGCACATCACACCGAGCGCCTCTCGCGCCTAGCATCGTGCCAAAAGCGCACAAACACCCGTTCACCACACGGATCCCCTTCCACACTTTTCCGAGGCTTCTCACATGGCAGACAACTCGATCATCGCGTGGACCAATCACACGCTCAACCCGTGGATGGGTTGCATGAAGGTCAGCGATGGATGCAAGCACTGTTACGCCGACACGCTCGTCACGAATCGCATGGGCCTCAAGCTGTGGGGCCCAGCCAGCACGACGACGCGCCAGGTCACGAGCAACGCGATTTGGCGCAAGCCGATCACGTGGAATCGCGAAGCGGCGCTGCGCGATGAAGAGACGTTCGTGTTTTGCGCGTCGCTCTGCGATGTCTTTGAAGACCATCCGATCGCGGAGGCAACGCGCCCGCGGTTGTGGGACCTCATTCGGTCCACGCCCTCGCTCACATGGCAGTTGTTGACGAAGCGTCCCGAACGCATCGCGCAGTGCTTGCCGGCGGACTGGGGCGAAGGCTGGCCGCACGTCTGGCTCGGAACGTCAATCGAAGACATGCGCGTCGCGGAGCGCGCGGACGCGCTGCGCACCGTGCCCGCGGTCGTGCGCTTCATCTCGTACGAGCCCGCCCTGGGGCCACTCGACGACCTCGCACTCGACGGCATCGACTGGGTGATCTACGGTGGCGAATCTGGACCTGGCTATCGCCCGCATGATCTCGCGTGGCCGCGCGTGATGCGCGATCGCTGCGACGCACTCGGCGTCGCGTTCTTCTTCAAGCAGTCGGCTGCGGCACGCACCGAGATGGGCATTCGACTGGATGGCGAACTGATTCGCCTCTGGCCTACTCCGCGCGTCGTGACGCACCCGTCATTCCCTGGCTATCGCGCGGCGACCACACGTCGCACGCCACCGACCAAAGACTACGCCGAAACGCGGGGCGCTAGTGATGCGGCGACGGTTCGCGCTCCGGAGCACGGCGTTGGCATCGGGGGATGACCGCTATGCAAAATCTTGCGCTTTTGGCACAGCGCGCGCAATATTGCCGCGCATGAATCCACCACCGATGAACGAGCCCGAGCCGATCAGCGATGCGATGCGCGCGCCGCGCCTCCATCGCTATCCCGTGCGCGATGCGCAGGGGTTCGGCGTGGAAGCGAGTGACCGACCCGAGGCAGTGTACCTGCTCGGCCTCGCGGACGGTCGCGAGGTACCCGTGCCGGCGCGGGTTTGCGGCACGTGGAATCCCGCGGTCCTGAGCGGGCGCCATTTCTTTCTGGCGCACGAGCCTGACGCTGCGCTCGCGCTGGTGTCGGTGCGCACGGTGCACCATTTCATCGGGCGCCTGGTCTATCCGTCCGGATTCGCGGCGTCGCCATGGTTCAGCGCGCAGGCCCGTCGGGGATTGATGCGTCGACTGCAGCAGTTCTGCGACGCGTTCCTCGGCGATCGATTGGACGCGGACCAACCAGAGCTGCGGCGCAGTCTCTCGACACGCGTAGCGTAGACCTCCAGGTACCGCACGCACTGTCAGACCCCTGTGGCATCATCACGGATGCCGCACATCCGTCGGCGAGACACCACCTCGCCGGCGGGTCACCACTCTCCCGAGGATCGACGATGAAGACGACACTGAGTTTTGAAGTGCACCGCGCGGCTGATGAAACGAATGCGCTGATCGACGAAACGAACGGCGCAAACGCCGGAACGATTCCCGATCCTGGCGACACGATCGCGGATGTTGGTGAAACGCCGGCGCCGGAGATCGACGACGCCGACGCGCTCGCCGATATCAGGCTCCCCGAGCCACCGCGCTTGACGCTGCGCGACATCGCGACGGAATCGCTCATCATCGATGCGCTGTTGGAGCAAGCCCAGGGCGAGTTGACGCCCGAGCTCGAGGCGCGCATGGATCGGCTGTCGGAAGTCATCATGCGCAAGGGCGACGGCGTCGCGGCCTACATCGAAGGCTTGGAAGCGGATGCCAAAGTGCTGAAGGCGGAAGAGGACAGACTGGCAGTGCGTCGGAAGGCGCTCAACAATCGCGCCGCGCGCTTCGAGCTCTTCGTCAAGAATCAGATGATCCGCATGAATCGGCTGTCGATCGAAGGGGACTTCAAGTCTTTGGACGTGGTAAACAACCCGCCGAAGCTGGAGCTCATCGACAAGACACAGCTGCCGCCGCAGTTCGTGCGCAAGGAAGAGATTCCCGCCACGACGGTCACGGTGGTGTTGGAAGACGAGATCAAAGCCGCGTTGATGGCGCGTGAAAAAGCGCTGGCGGCGCGAGAGAAAGTGATCAAGGCCGCAGAGAAGAAGAAGCTGCCGACGCCGACCTTCAACGACGACGAACTGCCGCCGGATGTGCCAGGCGCTCAGCTGACGCGCGGGACGCGGCTGCGGATCTCGTAGCGACCTCTAGCCACGCGGCAAGGCGCGGCTTGGCGAGGCCGGGCGAGGCAAGGCTCGGGTAGTTCCGCGGGGCTGTTCGGTGTGACGCCGAGCAGCCCCGCGCTTTTATTCACACTCACTCACACGGAATTCGCTATGTCGCACGAACACCCAAACACGCGCGCCGGCCGTCCCGACGGCCCGCAGCGTGCCGAAGACCTCGCGCGGAATACCTTGCCCCCGCTGCCGTCGGCAATCCCGTCAGACGAGGAACTGTTGGCACAGATCGCCGCCGATCCAGACGCGGCGCCGCTGTTGAGCGCGGATGCGTTACGCGTGGCGGAGATACTCCGATGGGACGGGTAGGGCATTTCCTGACGAGATTCGTTACATACGCGCCCTTGCGCTTGCGGGTATATACCCGTATTATTCTCTGGTCGGCCGGGATGAGCCCTGCTGACGCCACCACCTACTGGGCACTGCCCGAGGCTCCGAAATGACCGCACAGACCACGACCCACCGTATCGCTGCAATCGACGCCCACTCTGGCTACGTCTGGGGCGTCACCAATGCGGAGTCTATCCACCAAGCCGCGGTCGCGATCCTGAACAACGCCGACGGCTCGCGTGAGTACGCCGTTGAATCCTGCTCGCGCCGGGACGTTGACGTGTCACTGCACCTGTACGTAGTCGCCGACGATCTCGCGATCGACGACGGGCAGGATCAGGCGACGATCGACGCGGTGGACGGGTCGCTGTACCTCGGGAGCGTGCGTAGCTGGGACGTCCGGTCCAAGTGACGAAGGCCGCGCTGATGCAACTGGTCGCCGGGAAATCCCCGGCGGCCACGCGCGGCGCGATCGCAGCGCTGCGCGCGATTCGTGTCGATTCCCCGATCGTGCCGCTGCGCGTCGCTCGTGTCGCCGAGACAGCGCTGGCCGACCCCGAGGCGCAGTGGGAGCCCGACGAACGCGCAGCGCTCGTCGAAGCGCTCGCCGGTGCCACGTCCGCAGCGCCAGGCGACGCGCTACGCGACGATCCCGCGCGGCTTCGGCTCTCTGCCCTGCTCGATCAATTCGGCGTCTCGCAGGGGCAGCTCGCCCGCGCGGCGGGCGTCGATCGCGGTACGGTCAGCGACTGGCTCAGTGGCGTCAAAACGATTCCGGCGGTGCGTGCGGAGTGGATCACGGCGATCACGCAAATCGACGTAACGCCCGATCAGCTCGTGATTACGCTCGCGCGCTGACGCCGCGCTGACGGCCGCGCGTATCGTCCGCCCATGTCCCTGCCCTGCTATCTCGATCTCGGCGACGGCTCGCCACTGATCCCGTGTCGCGATGCGCGCCAGGCGCTGCTGCTCGCGCGGGTGTTTGTGTCGATCACGACGGGACGTCCCGCCGTGATCATCACGGCTACGTCGTTCGAAACGTGAAACCCGCTGCACTGGGGTTCAGGGGCGCTTAGTCCTTGAGAGTAGGCTGTCCAGGAACACATCAAGCGAGTCGTATTCGTGGAGCACTTTCCGAACGCTGTCCCGTTTGGTGGGCGAGCAGGCCACAATGCTATCACAGTACAGCCTCCATCGGAGACTGAACGCTCCGGTGTTGCCATCATCGCTTATCAACTGCTGTGAATCAGTAACTATGAAGTGTGAATAGCCGACGTAGGCACCCATGGCGTTCTTGCCGTTGGCCTCTCCGCAGATCGCACGAGAGCCCGGCGTCCGTCGCACGTCCCGAAACTGTACGCTGGCAGGATCGCGCTGATCATGCGCAACCATGGCTTTGGCCCGCTCTACCTCGTGGTCGGTACAGCCGGCGACCAGAAGGGCCGCCAAAAACGCAAGCAGATATTTGGATCGTTTGTCATCTTGTCCCATTGCCTTCCTCCGCCGCGGATTCGGGGCGTTTTCCACTGGTTTCCACCGTCGCGCCGACGTCGACGCGCTTCGCTCTTGCTGATTGTCAGACTGCCGGGATATGTTCGGTCGAATCGAAAAACGCCTTCTGCGAGCTCTGAAATGCCTGTGATCACCGTTGAGCCTACCTGCCTGTTTTGCGTGCGGACTGACATGCGCTATCCGCTCCCAGCGAGTCCTGGCGAAGTCCTCGGCGTGTTCCGCGGTACGCCAAACCTGATGGTGTTTGATCGCGATCTTAATCGTGTGCTGTCCGAGCGCGCGTATCGCGAAGATCGTATCTGGCAAACGGTTACGGATCTCGTGACTTTTGGGTTCGTTGAGCCGCTGGACGCTTTTGAGGCTGCGCGCTTTCTCGTTCCGCCGCGACCCGTGCTTGTGCCTCCGCCGCGAGTCGTCCCGCCCGCTCACGGACCGTCGTTGGTCGTGGGGCATCGTCGATAGCGTCCGGTCGAATGGGGATCGCTTCGCCCTTCGCCAGCCGACGCTCCCTCAATAATCGGGTGACCGTCTCGGACATCATCTCGGCTGCATACTCCACCCCGTCCCAGAACGACTCCGGCGGCTGCGGACGCTCCAACCACTCGCCAAATTTTTTGAGCGTGTCGTTGTGTGGTGAGACCGGCTCCACGTCGCGAATGAAGGCGTAAATAGTTCCGGGCGCCACGCGCGCCTCGCGCGCGATGCGGCGCACGTTGCCCGCGTCGACTTCCTGGCGAATGCGACCGCGGATCTGCTCTTCGTTGAACACTCTTGCGCGTTGTTGAACGTTCATATATGTTCACTTCCACGTAAGCCGCTTTCGGTAAGCGGCTCCCCGCAACCGTGGAACTCTAGCCGTGATCCGCCCCCCCCGTAAGAACCCGACGGCCGACAGCACGCCGCTGGTGCGTCGATGGAAGACGGCGCTGTCCAATGCCGGTCTCTCGCAGTCCGAGTGGGCCACACGCGACGGATGGACCGAAAGCCACGTAAGCCAAGTGGTCGCCGGCAAGCGCCAGTCGCCAGCCGTCATGCGCGAAGTGTTGCTCTTCATCGCCACTCAGGAGCGCGAGATCGCCGAGCGCGTGCCACGCGGCACCCGACCGACGGCCGCGTGAGATTACCCATGCGCTTTGCGTTCGCGCGTGCGGATCTGTCGCAGCGTCAGCGGACTCCGTTGCACGGCCTCGAGCTGGGTGCCGGCTCGCAGCTCGCAGTCGGCGGGAAGCATCGGCGCGCTGGCGTCAGTGGCGTCGCCGTACGTCAACCAACCGGGATCGACACTGACGTCGTGTTCGCTGGCGTACAGGGTGAGCGCGGCCAGGTGGTCAGCGGTCCAATTTCGACGCGCCCGCAGCAGGCGCGAGATCATCGAGTGGTCTTGGTAGCTGGCGCGCGGGAGATAGCGATTCATTCCCTCCGCGACCACCGGCAGCGACAGCGGGATATCGGCGCGCTGGTCACAGAGACTCAAGACGATGCGCGCTCGGTTGGCGATCGCGTGCTGCAGCGGCGAGCAGCGGGTGGTCTCGGCGGAGCGCCGGGGTGTGGACCGCGTCGTCGCGGTTTTGAGAGCGGACTTGGCTGGTGGCATAGGGCGGTGGTGGCGCCTCGCGCGCAAGGAAGATGGGGTGCACGGAACAGGCGACGCTTCCGCAATTCGCACTCCACCCTCAGAGATACGCCCCGAATCGCGACACAGCGGGACGGTCGCAACCGCTACACGCCGTTTCACGCGGGGGTGATCCCGACAACATGCACCGCGGGCGCACGCCCCGCTACACGGCGCGTGCGCGTCCGCAACGCAAACGGGGCTGGCGACCGAAGTCACCAGCCCCGCGACCCAGCCACCACAGCCGGGGATTTGGTGCGCATCCCGAGGAGCTTTCACCCCTAACGCGCATCGGCAATCTGTGTAAGCACAAGCACAGAGACAAGAGGACCTCGCGCCGTGCACGACCGCGGCGCGCACCCCTGCACCGTCGCGTCACCACCGCGGCGCGTGCGTGACCAATCATCCCGAGGACCGTTCGATGGCCATGCAGTTCAAACGCGCGACGCGGAACGCCGTCAAGCTCAAGATTCTCATCACTGGGCCCTCGGGCTCTGGAAAGACGTACGGCGCGCTGCACGTCGCGCAAGGCTTAGCGCCAGGACAGATCGGCCTCATTGATTCGGAGCACGATCGCGCGTCCTACTACGCGGATGTGGTGCCGTTCGAGACGGTCAGCATCGATGATCCGAAGCCGCGACAGTACAAAGAAGCGCTGCAAGCGGCGATTGATGCGGGGTTGCAAATCGTCATCATCGACAGCCTGTCGCACTGCTGGCTCGACATTCTCGCGCGCAAGGATGCGTACGACAAAGCCAATCCGAAGTCGAACCCGTGGACCAACTGGGCGCTGTTCGGAAGCGAGTGGGATGACCTGATCCGCTTCATTCTGGAGGCGCCGGTTCATGTGATCTGCACGGCGCGCAGCAAGATGGCGCACGAGCAGATTGAGCAGAACGGGCGCAAACAGGTCGTGAAGCTCGGCATGGCGCCGCAGCTTCGCGAAAATACGGAATACGAATTTGCGGTAAGTCTGCATCTGGAGCACACGCACGCCGCGCAGATCAGCAAGGACAACACCAATCTGTTGAGCGAGCCTGGCGCGGTGTGGAATTTGGTGGACGGCACGGTCCCGGCGTTGATGCGGCAGTGGCTGTCCACCGCCCGCCCGATCGATCGACCAGAGCCCGCCACGTCGATCGCGATCGACGACACGCTGCTGCGTATTCCTGAAGCGAAGCAGGCGGCCGCACGGCGTCGCGTCGCAGAGCTGCGACAGCGCGGATTGAGTGAAGAGGCCGCGCAAACACTGCTCGCGCAGCTGCAGTCGCTGGTCACAGGTGACGCTCCGCCCGCGATGACGCTCAGCGACGCCGCAGCCATGCGCGTGAAACTCTCGAGCGGGGAGATCGCGCTCGGCGAGTGCGACGATGCGCAGTTGGCGTCACTCCACGCACAAGCGAAAGCCAAGGGTCGTGCCCGATTGGTAGAGGCCACGCAGCTGGTCATCGCGGATCGCCTCGCGATGCAGACCAGAGAGGACGACATCCCGCTCACGCCTGAGTCGTCAGACGATGCG